CTAGCGCCCCATCGGCGCGTCGTATCAAAGTGCGTTGTTGTAACAGTCCATGCGTTTGCAGTCATTGCTTATACTTTTTTACGTTTTTGTGAAGGTTTGACGGCTGCGTACATCTGATCGATCAGGTCGTGCACCATCGGATCGCAATCGACGTGGCGATACGGTACGTACCGCGTTTCTTTTAAGAACTTGCGCACAAGCGCTTTTAGACTTTTCAGTTCTTCTACCAGCGGGCGGCTCACCTGTCGTAACCCCTGAAGTAAAAATAGATAAACGCAATCGCGATAGCCGCACCGCAAATCTCAGATAGCCAGCTATACATAATCACGCCGTCTCCTTCACAAAAATCCCCTCGGGCGTCAACGTGCCTTTGCGGTCTTTGATCTGCTCGTACGCCATCGCGAGGCAATATTCGGGTGTGATGCCGTGTAGCGCACAATACAAAATCAGCGTCACGAGCACGTCGCCAACGCCGTCTACAATCGCTATGGCGTCGCCCTTGAGTGTCGCGTCAGCCAGCTCCCCCAGCTCCGACATTGTCTTCATCAGCTGCGCGGTCGGATTGCTGTTGGGGATGATCTGCCGATCCTTTGCCCACTGAATCACCTTCTCTTCCAATTCCTGATACGTCATTACAGCGTCCTTGTTGTTTGAGGTAGGTCATTTGTGTTAACAACGCCTGATCATGCAGCGAGAGTAATTCAATCGAATACTCTCGTAGTTTATGTTTCAGCCGTTCATACTCGGGGCGTAGTAAATTAAGCAGGGCGAGGATATTTCGCATTTCTTGCGGAGTTAACTCGCCCATCGCCAACCGTATGGCCTGCCTGTCGCCGGCCCAGATAGCTTCAAGGTTGATTGGCATGACTCACCACGTTGGCGTCCACGTTGGCGTCCACGGACCAGACGGCCAACCCGGCGTGTCTTGCTTTTGCGGGTGCGGATATGGATATGACAGCGGCAAACGCGTAACCGCAAGCTCGACGGCAGTCAGCCGCTGCTGCAGTGTTTCAATCTGCGCTCTCAGCTGCGCTATCTCCGCCGCTAGTTGAAGCATCGGCGACGGCTTGCGGATTTTCTTCTTTGTTTTCTTGGCTTTCTTCGCCACTGATCTGCTCCTGCATCTTGTCAATTCGAGCACGCACTAACTCTATGGCTTGCTCGACACTTTCAACTTCAATAAACGGAAGCTTGGTTTGTAAGTGTTCCCACTTCGTCGGACCTACGCCGGCTACGTTGATCTCGCCGGGCTCTTGGCTGCCAAATTCGTCAAGCAGCGCCACGGCGGTTGCAGTCTCTCGCGACGGAAACACCAGAATCCTGTTGTCAACGTCGGAGAAGAACTTCACACCCGTCCGATCGCAAATAACATAGCGCACGGCTGACTCGCCAGTATCAATGTAGCTCATGGCTTTGGCCGGGGCGGAATAACTCACCCGGTTCTGCGGCGCGTCGGGACTGTGGCAGGCTTTAAACTTTTTGCCGCTGCCGCACGGGCACCGATCGTTACGTTTGATAATGCTATCTTTGCGAATTGTGCTCACGAAAAACCTCCGTGTCGCCGTTGAGCTGGATTAACCTCCGGCCAGCCGGACCGGGTTGGGCCATTGTCTCTTTTTCTTTTGCTTGTGCAATACGTAGCCAGTTCAACCGAAACTCTTCAATCGTGACCCCTTCCCGCGGCAGCAGCAGGTCAATTGACATGCGCGTCGGGCCGTAGCCGCCGTCCTGATTCATTGCAACGCCAATAACCTGCGCATTGAACAACAGGGCTATGCCTTCCTGAAGCTGCTCTAGCGGGTCGGAGTTCGATTCAAACGGCGCCCTCATGGTTCGACCGTTACCTGTGCCGTCGTCATGAGCAGGCCAGCACGCATGGTCGAGACGCCGTGAATGGTGATGCGGTCGCCCACAACAATCGTGTCGCGATACTGGACGCTTAGCCGGTCAGGCGCGTTCGGATCCGGGTAGATCATTTTGGGCGCGCCCTCCGCAATCACAGTCGGCCCGCTCGGGGGCGGCATCGGTTCCTCGCGCGGAATCGTCACTACGCCGGGTGTTGTCATTGTCTAGACCTCGGTTAAAGAAAACGTGGAAGCACAGCTTACCGGGGGCACCCTGCAAGCTGACGTTGCCGGGGAACGGTGAATCAGCGGACTGGTCTTTTGAAAACTGATGAATCGCGTGAAACGTGTTTGAGTCGTTGGACATGCTTTGCTCGCTTTGACGGCAGGATTATGTTGTCATAATCCGAGATTTGCTGTTTGTAGGGGGGTAAAATGGGTCAAAAATTGCCCGTAACCTATTGGCGTTATTGGGTTTGCAACAACGCGTTCAAGCATTTTTTGTCCGAATTACGCGGACCTAGAGTAAGTCCTTCGGACTTACAAGGCCGGCATTTTTTCAGGAATGCCGGCAACTTTGAATGTCTACTGCATGATCGGGGGGTTGTTTATTACCGTTGGGGCAAATTGGGTAATTTGCGGACAACGTTTGGATAGCAAAAAAAGAGATTGCATAGGGGCGGGTTTTTGCCCGCCCCTATGCGTAATCTCATTGCTTACCGGGTGAACTTTTTCTGGTGACCGGGCCGCTGGGTCTTCTTGACCAGCAGCGCATGCTCATCCAGAAGGTAGTTTTCCATGTCTACCTTGGCGGCGTTGGTCCAGTTGCCAGTACGGCCACCGGGGGCAATAAACCGCTCTACGCAGCCAAGGATCTTGGCAAGGCGTTCCTGACGGTGACCTGCGCCGCCGCCGCCCTTTTTAGCCATGATCTTGGTGACCTCGTAGACCGCGTCATGGGTCTTGCCGTTCTTGACGCCCTCGTCGTTCTGGTGCCGGCGGAAGAACTCAATGACGTCGTCAACGTTCTTGCCCAGCTCAGAGTACTTGAAGTGCGCCAGCAAGAACGCTGCCGTCGGCGGGCCGGAGAACCGGGCTTTGGTCGGCAGGATGCTATCTAGCGCGCGCAGCTGCTCCTGAAAGTACTCCACGCAGGTCGCCACGGATACCTGCCGAATATTCGGAGGTGCGTTGTCGATCTCGTAGAGGTGATGGATCTCGCACAGCGCCTCCTTCATCGCGGACACAATGCCCTTGCAGCCCGCGAAGAAAGAAGACTGATACGTGATGCCAAACTGCTTGAACGCGCTGTAAAGCTGGTCAGCCGCGTCTTTGGTCTGGCCGCTGCTGTCGTAGGTGTAGTACTCGTCAATGACTTCCTGTTCGTCTTTGACGTAAGTGATCTTCACCGTCACGTAGTCCGGCACGGCGTCAGTCAGGCCGTTCATCCAGCCATAGGTACGCGTGTGCGCGTCCAGCTTATACTCCTTTCCGTCGTCCGTCACGGCCATGTGGACCGTGCGGTGCGCTTCACGAAGCGTGGACAAGTACTTCTTCGCCTTGTTCCAATGCTTCGGCGTGTCGCGCTGTACAGGGGCATCCTGTACCTCCGCCCACTGCTTCAACGTCATCTGCCGCGTCTCGGGACGGCCGAGACGGCGAGCCGCGCTGCTCTTTTTTTGCGGCGCGATTGATGACTTGTGCGCCGCTCGCGACGCCATTCTCTTACTCTGCGGGTGCTCCTTGCGAGCCATGTTATTTCCTTGTTACTAGGTTGCAGCTACTTCTGGTTCGCTGCTTGGTTCGGCTTTAGCCGGAATTTCAGCTTCCGGCAGCATGTCGTACAGCCCCATTTCCATGTCAAGGATCATGGGGTTTGGCACGTCGGGACCGCCGTAGATTAAACAGCGCACGTGCGGATCAGCGGGCTTACCGGCGATGTGCTCATGCAGCATCGAGAACGTGATGATATAGAAACGTTCTTCGGGCAACCGGTCGATCAGTTCTTGCGGTAGCGAGCGATTGTATTTCATCACGTCGCGCGAAATGTGATTGATGCGGTTGAGAAATTCTTTGTCTAGGTATTTGTATTTTGTGACTTCAGCCATTGGATGTTTAGCGCTGGCGCGCTTTTTGTGCGTTGTGAAATTTGAGAACGGCGTCGGCCGCCTGCTTTGATTCCGCGTCGCTATATCCTTCGAGCTTGAATCTGTTTTTGACGTAGTTATGTTCAGCTGATGACGAGTCTGGTTTGAACGTTGCCTGTTGCGGCGGTACGGCTGCCGCGCCAAAAATAGACGCAATAATGCCGATAATAAGCGCTACGATAAGTACCGGCCATCCAAAGCCGCCGCTGTTGTTCTGATTCATGCGTTTGCCTTTCTGTGCGCTTTGTCTAGCGCGTTAATTGCCTTTGTTAGCTCGGGCATCCGTTCATCATCTTCAAACATGCCGTCGCCTTTTGTGTTGGCTTCGTACACAGTTTCGTCGCCGCAGTTGGGGTAGTCGGCGCGGAAGTAGCCGTGACGCAAACGCAAGTAGCCCGCTTGTTTGCCGTTATCGTCTAGCACGTCGTACTGTTCTGGGCACGCGACAGATGTTTGTTTAAGTGTGTAACCGCCGATGCAAAGATCGGGCTCGTCCCAATTGGGGTCATTCTGCGCCATTTGGGGGCTCCATGCCGCTAGTGATGATGTTGGGAAATTGCTCACGAAATTGCTTCTTGGTCCAGAAGATATCTTTATGCCCTTCGGCGGCCAGTTCCATTTCGCACTCCATAGGGTAGTGACGAAGGACGCTCAATGCCCGCCGGCGAATTGCTTTCGGGACCTTTGGTGTTTTTTTTGGATCCAGTAAGTCGCGCATAAACTCGCGGGCGTATTGTACGGCTCTAAAGCGCTCGTCGGGCATTGTCATACATTACTCGCTTTGACTGTCTCTGTATTCGTCAAAATCATAACCAACGGCGTCGCCTAGTTTTTTCATCTCTTCTCGAAAGGCTTCGTCATTGAGATCCATAGCGGTCAGAATTTTGTCTGTTGTTTTAAGGTAATACGTCGATGCTAAGCAGACAAACTCTAACGCCGTGACCAGCTCGCTTTCGATACTACTGAGCGGCTGGCGTGTTTTCTTTTTTTGTTTCGTCATTTTTTTCTTTGTCACTGCGGTATGGTGTGTATCCGTTCTTTTCAGCCTCTGCCGACGACAGCGTGCGAAGCCAGTACCCAGTCGAGCACAGCTGCCCGCGTTCGCCTGTGACTTCGCAAATCTTGTACGCCATAGCTTCTGCCATGCTGCACACGCCAAACGTAAACTCGTCTCCGCCGTAACTGTACAAACGCAACCCGCCAAATTTTTCTTTGATTTGGCTGAAACGAAAAGGCGGGCATTCCGGTTTGTATTTAATGTGATTCTGAATCACTTGACAGGCGGTGTAGATTAAATCAAACCAACCGTCAGAGCACTCGCACCCGAAGCACATGAGCGATTCTGTCGGCGGCTTGTCGTGATCTCTGAACAGCTCAGGAAATTCTGTAATAAGCCGCTGTTCAAGTTCGTCTCTCATTTTTTCCGTCCTTGGGTTTACGTTTCTTTATCGGTTTTTCTACCGTTCGTTCAAATTTTCGCAGCAGGTCAGTTATGGCGTCTTGTACGTCAAACGTTTTGCCTAGCTCGTCAAATGCAGATGGTTCGGGTAGGTACGGATCTTCTTTGCCTTCTTTAAGCGCGGCGTTGTACTCACGGATTAATTCAATTTTGCGCGAGCCGAGCGCAGTGTTAACAACCCGAAGGGCTTCGTAGACCAGCTGCGCTTCTTGCGCGGTGAGTTTCATGTCATTCCGCCATTGCTACAACGCGGCGTCGGTTTTTCTTTTCGGTCAACGTTGCCGGTTCAACGTGTTCGAGTTGTGACCCCGGAATTAGTGCGGCCATGTGGCGCAGAAACGTCTGCTCGAACTCGTCTTTAGTCAGGTCAGAGTAGGTGCCCATGCTACCTTTGTGATACACCATCTCGCCTCGGTAGAGCAGCTTTCCTTCTTTGGTCATTCTGCATTTCCACGAGCACAAACAACCAGACCGCCGATTCCACACTTCAAGCCCGACTATGACGTCTTCTTTTCTGACGTATTTGCCGCACTTACCGACCGGGATTTCTAGCTCTTCGAGATCCTGATCGTAGTGCGGGACAATGATATCTTTGGCGCTGTCCCAAACCGCTGGGATACATGTGTCCATAAAAGCCGCGTGCTGCCGGGCGAGCTGGTCGTCTTTCTTTTTTTCTTTAGCTATCAGCTCATCGCAAATTTTTCTTTGCTGAGCCACGATCAAGCCTAAAAGCTCATGGTTTTGTTGTTCCACTTTTGTCCTCAATGACATCCCAGCCAATGTGCCCGAATACTCTTTTGGTGGCGCGAAAATCGTCACCGTCATCGAGTCCCGGCACTATCAGTACAAGGGTTTTGTTTTTCTTATCAATACGAAACGTGGTGCCTGATCTAGGGATTCCCCACACCGCGTCTTGTGCCGCCGCGGCCACAAGACTGCGGCACCACATCAGCACTGACTCGGACGGATTATCTAGTTCAAAATTGTTATTGAGCGCTACCATCGGATTTCGTTTCTCCGGCGGTCAAGGGTTCAGTTTTAAAGTAATTGTTAGCCGCCGTGGCCCGAAGATAGTCGCCAACCAAAAGGTCGTGGCCCACTTCAAGTCGGGCAAAATCAACGAGCAAATTTGCCGGGTAGCGTGTTTCAAAATTTAAAACATCAGGCCAACCGGCAGCTTCCTCGGCGTACTTTCTATCGAACCCGGCGTCGGTGTAGGCGCGAATCATTGCCGTGTAGTAAAAATCTTCCGCACCAGAACCAGAGCCGCTTAGCCAAACCGGACCCGGCGGCGGTTCTTGGTCGTCTTCCAAGTCGTCACACACCTCTTGGTGCTTCAACTCAGCCAAGTTCACGAGCGCAGTTGCTAGAGCTGAAATTACAATCTCTGCTGTCGCGACATTGTCATCATCACAAAAGCTGGCGGCAAACGCACGCAGCGCCATTTCACGCAGCGTTTCGTCCGACGCTAGCTCTTTGTTCGCCATGACGTAACGCAACCGCAAGTCGTTTTTGCTCATACAGAACTCGCTTCTGGTTTGGGGTCAAGGTGTTTGTGCAGCTCATCGCGCCATACGTACGCCTGCGAACCGCGCCCAAACTTTGTCGGGCAATTGATATCAAAATCGCGGATCATGCTAGAAAGCGCGTCTAGCCCGTAGATACCGCGCATCTGGTTGACTGGTTTACCGTCAGGGCCGGAGATGGTGTATTTCGGATTGCTGAAGTCACTTTCATAAATCGTGGTGCAGCGCTCGACCATTTCTTGCGGCACGCCGACATCCAAAAACGCCTGCGGCTCGAATATCGTGTGGCCGTCACATATGTCTGCGGCGGCGAGCACAATGTGTGCGGGAATGTCGGTCCATTTGATTGTGTGGTCTTTAGTCATCTGTTTGCTCCTCGCATACGCTGTCGTAGTTTTGCTCGTCGTCGCTGCTGAGTCCTTCGTATTCGGCAAGACAGCCGCTGCAAACGAGCCGATTGATCCATCGATGTGCGTCGTCTACCTCGATTTCTTCACCGCAGGCAGCGCACGGAATAATCGTTTCTTCTAGGTAGGCTAGCAAGTTTTTTTCGTCTTGCAACGCCGCGTCTTCGATCGTGTCGTGGATAGAGTGCATGGTTGTTCCCCTAGTGCCCGGGCGGTAGTTTTTGGCTACCGCCCGGGCAGAGACGTCGGTTTAGATATCAGTCCCAAACGCGGATGACGGTGTTGTCCCGTGCAACCGTACGCTGGTATGTGATCCTGTATGTGCCCGGCGGCAACAGCCAGTCGCCGTGTTCCGGGTGCGCGATCGTATTGGCTTTGGTCAGCCGGAGAATCGGGCCGGCAAACGCAAGCATGGCGATGGCGTCTTGCGCCGTTACTCTGTTCGACGGCGCGTTGGGGTTGTCGCGCCGCTCAGCCCACTCGGCTTCTTGCAGACGCGGCCGCCAGTTCGGCTCCGCCACGGAGATCCCGCGCATCTCGGCAAGTTGCACAAACATCTCGCGCGAACCAGCCTCAACCGGGCTGTAAACAGTGACGCCGTCTCCGTGAGCCAGACAGTGTCGGCTACCCTTGGTGTTACCCTCGGCAAGCTGAAGCGGAAATACCGGCTGCAGCGTGCGGGTGTAGAGCAGCGGCGTCTCCGAAACGTCATCAATCTTTTGAATGTAAATATCGCCCTGTCGAACAGCATCGCCGACGCTGGCCGCTTCGGGAAACTGCTGCGGGGCGTCATTCTTAATCTGCTCAACAGCCGCGGCGGCGGCACGAAGCCGAGCCACCGTGGCATGCGAAACCGGCGCGTCAATAACAGCTGTACTCATGAAAAATTCCTTTGTGTTTGATTTACGATGCACCAATGACTCGAACCGGACTGGCAGCATACGAAACACGCGAAGTGGTTCCTGCGTCTGCCATCCAACCCTGCGCTTCAACGCAGGTGCTAATATCTCGCGGCACGCTGATGAAATACCGCCGCCCAGTAGAACGGCAGAACAACACCATCCGGTTTTGACCGGTTCTGTTTTCTTGTCCGCGCGGCGGACCAACCAGCATCTCGGTCGTGTTATCAATATCGTTAACACGGCTATCAAGAACTGGGCAGTCTGCCTCTGCAATAAAGCGATCCCAGCCGAAACGCTCGATGGCCAGCCGGCGTGTTTCCTCGTTACGAATGCGCATGATGTGCGCCGTCGACAGTTGCTCCGGTTTTGCGACAATCATCCGGCCGCCTTCGTTCATGAAGTGCCCGTCGTTGAACCATAGCTTTACGCCATCGGCCCACTGCACTGCCGGTCCGGTCGTGCTGTGCAAGTTGTTCGACTCGTTTAGCGTGATGCGCGGACGATCGGCAAGAATGATGCACGACGACTGGAACGCGGCAAACGCCGTGCAGTGGTGGAACACTTCGTGCTCCCACGTAGTCGCCGGGTCATCAATCTTTAGGATCTTGCACAGAATTTCGGCGTCAAGCGCCTGCGGCACGCTGCCCAGAAACACGTTGTCATCCGCAATTAAATTAGTTGGGTTGGTTAATTCGTTTATGGACATGGCGCGATTCAGCTCGCCAATTGACCCCGCGGTCGAGCTGCTGTCAAAAATGATCTTGTTGCTGATTTCAGACAGTTTCTTTTCAGTTTTTAACACTTCATTGTTGCGCATCGTCCCGTCCCAGCTACGAAAATTCTCTGTGATAGCTCCTAGGCCGACGGTGTCGTTGAGCATAGATCGAAAAAGATTGACTGTGGTGGTCAAGTTGTTTGTCTTGTACATGACAACATCTTCTACGCCTTCGCCGCGGCTGCGCCACCAACGACGATTTAACCCAAACGAAGTTGCTACGAGGCTTTCACTTGTCATGTACTCTTCGCGAATTGCCCGCAACCACGTTCGAGTAAACTCGTTGTTTTGCATGTTGCTCCACCAACGCCGGCGATCGCTATTCCAGCCGAGCAACGAGTCTTTACGCAATGGGATAACAAACGCGCTGTCGATTTCAAGCTCGCGACACAGCTCTTTTGCGTATGTCTTTGTCATCCGTCCGCGCACCACCGCCATCGAAATCATGAACGTCACCGGCGACGAGGCGACGTGAAAAGTTACAGGGCTTTTCTTGTGGCGGTCCGAGCGAAAAGAACCCAAACCACCGGCATAACCGGCGCGAAGTATTTCCGCAGCTTTAGCTTGGCTGGGTTGACCGTTGTGAATAGTTTCAAGCCAGCGATTGATCGTGTTTTCAACAATGGTTCGAGTTGCTTTGGAGATCTTAGATTTCATGTTAGGTAGTGGTTGCCATGATTGGGTCAACAAACCCGCAGTTTAGCGTGCTGTCTGTCAGCACAATTTCAAGTGTTTCAAAGTGATCGCAGTTCTGTACCCAGCTGCGCGGAATGTTAATTACTTCCGCAAAATCATCGCCGCCAACTAGTTCGCGGCTATTGTCGTACCATTCGTCGTCGGTATTTGGGTTGCAGTGTTCGGCGTAAACAACGTGTGCGCCGCTAGCGACACCCTCGACATCTCGCGGAATACCGTTGCTCATGAGATATACGCCGCGATCGTGTACAAATACCAAGCCGGGGCCCGCGGGCGTTCGCGTTTCCGGCGGCTCTAACCCAAGCTCGCGAAACTGCTCGTCCGTCATGTTCTCGTGACCCATATCAAACTGCGTCGAGGCGTATGCGTGCTCAAGGCACCTCTTTAACTCCGCAGCTTTAAACCGTAACACTGGCATCGTGTAGCTCCTTCTCTAAGTTTTTACCTCTCCCAAACATCCACGAGTCGCCCTCTTCTGGTTGAATGCGGCGCAGCCAATCGGCAACGCTGGGGATGCGACCAAGGTCTTCATTGACGTGCTGCTCGCCGATATACCGTACCGGCACAACCCGCCCGTCAGAATTCGTGATTACTTTTCCGAAGATTCGTTCTGATAAGAAAATACCTTCGGAGTGGTGCCGCAGCGCGCGGTGGCGAAAGTCTGCCATGTGCGCTTTGGATCCATCAAACCATTCGTGGATAGCGAGATAATCGTCAACCTCGCCGCCCCACTTGCGCACTGACGACAGCGCGTGATGGTACGGATGTGCCATTAGTCTCCCGTGTACAAGTCGAGCACGGAGGTTAGATCGCTGTGCGTAGCTGACCAGTCCATTTTGTCTTCGGCTATTTCAGCCGAGCGTTCCCAGTCGGCGTCGTCGGGTCTGCCAAACATGTCAGCGCTCCACCAAGCCAGAATGATGCTTTTGACGCCGTTCTTTTTTGCTCGTTTCAAATTGTCGATCGCTTCGTCGATAGTCATGCTAGCGGTTTCACTGTTGGTTCGGTTGCGCCTTCTGCAAACTCTATGTCTGCTTCGCCGCGCATCACTTGTTTAATGATGTTGACGTCGTTGAGCGCCCGTTCAATCCACGGCTGCATGCGCAAGATAAGCGGATCGTCAGCCGGCCGCTTTGCCTTATACATCAGCATCATCGACATACCCACGACCACCATTTCGAGCGGCGGACAATCAGCGGCCCAGTCGGCGGTATACGTGATTGGCGCCATCACCTCTTTAACGTCTTCTTCTGTCCATTTGTCAGCGGTCATTTAGTCACCACTCGTTTTGCGTCGTGTTTGTTTCCATGATGCGCTCGTTGTGCTGATGCTTGATCTTGCCTTTGAGCGTATCGATTTCAATTTCGCCAAAACTGCCTTCGTTAATCTCCCATCCGCCCGGAAGAAGATCCCAAAGCGTTTCAGAAAACTCCGCAAGCTTTTCGAGCGAAATAATGGGCTTGGCGTCAGTGCCGGTTGGCGTTGCGTACTGCCGCTTGAACTCTTCAAAATAAACTCTGCGGCCGTTTGTCGACGACTCCATAGCTTCGCTGTCGTGCTGCGCTACGGGGTCGCAGAACCAGAAACAGAGTTCTTGAAAGTCCCCGGAATCGCCGCTGCCGTCATACGAGGCAACTATCCCTGTAACGCCAAGCGCATTAAACAGCGGGCAGATTTCTTTAAGCGTTTCAATTGGCGTTTTGATTTTAGTTTTTGCCATGTTAATAAGACGCGTATACCGTACAAGGTTTACCGGTTTTCTTTTCTTTCTCTTCAGCAAGCGTGACAAAATTTTGAAACGACTCAACCACGCGGTCCGCAAGGTCTGACTGTTCGCCGTATAGACGCGCTTGCCGTTCACGTACAGCCTCTTCGACCGTCATTGGTCTGGTTGTGTCGCTTCTGATGTTTCCGCCTTCCGCAACCTCGGCGCCAGTTGATTGCACCATATCCAAAAACATTGCAGCGAGCTTGTGCCCGTCGCCGGTCATTGCTGGTTCTGTAACACGCGTTAGCCGTTCGCGCATAACAGCGGCAGGAATCTGCGCCCGGCAATCGTCAGCCTCGAACGCTTCGCGAACAAGGATTCGCGTGGCATACGGGCCGCCGTGGTACGCTTCGCGCAGATAACCGACGTGACCGGACGTGGTAGAAAAACCAGTGGCCTGCGCGCTCTTTTCCTCTTCTTCCATCCCGTCCCATTCCAGATAGATATCAATACCCATCGTTGTTCACTGCTCCTTTAAAGCTACGAGCATGTCATCTTTAGCCGCGGTTTGAGTTTCAACTGCGCGTGTAGTGGTTTTATTCGTGCGCACGAACTGTCTTGCGTTCGGTGGAAAATCAGAATCCCACGTGACCGCTTTTTCTTCAGCTGCTTTTTCGTTGTCAGCCTCGATTACAAACGTTTCTGTTTGGGTGGTAGAAGTTTGAACGTGAAAATAGGGCATTTTTATTCCGTTTAGAGGTGGTTAAATGAGGAGGGCGCCGGGGCCGAAACCCCGACGCCCTCCATGGCGTCAAAAGTAGTTACCTAGATACGATAGTTCAGCGGCAGCCGCAGCTGCTGCAACCACCGCGACAGGCGCGGCCGGCCCGAACAACGCGCACCGGAGCGGCGACGACCGCCACCGGAACCTCGACGACGGCGCGGGTTACCGTGCGGGTCTTCTCGATCGTCCGGCCGAACAGACCGGCGCGGCACGAACCGCGGCACGAGCTTTCCGTGCGACAGGTACCGTTAGCACACGCGGGAGTGGCGTCAGCCACAACCACCGGCGCAGCGGGCTGCACCAGCACGCTCTTCGGTTCACCGGCATCGCCAGCAAACGCAACGGACGAAACAAACGCAAGGACCACAGCTGCAAAACAAGACTTCATGTCAATCTCCTTGAACTACCGAACAAATACTACCGCACGCGCGGCAATAACCTGCTCAGCAATACTCTTTGTATAGCGGAGCAGGATTTTGTTGCAACCCCAAAATCAAAAACAGATTCTGGGGAATCTTGTCAAAATGCGTAATTATTCACGCACTACGTGAACGTTGTACCAGCGCATTTTATCGTTGAGCCACTTGGCCTCGGCGGCGAGTGCGTCTGCGCGCGACTCAAAGTTACGCAAAGACGGCCCGCCGACTGGCGATAAATCAGCAACCCACTCTCCCGGAATTGTCGGGTCAGGCTCAACGTGACTGGCACGTTTGATATCAAGCTCTCCCAGCGCTTTTAGGTTGATCTCTTCGCCATAGAGACATTGCGCTGAGCCGTTGGGGCGAATGTATAGCTGCATCATGCTACATCGACATCAGACGTCGAGAGGGTATTAGCTCGTTCATGTTAACCGCTCGCGGCAACTGCGCCACGGCTGCAGGCGTATACAGGTTTTGTCGTCGCCGCTCAGACCTTGACACGTTGTACACATTAAATTGCGTAATATTGTCAATGATTGCTCCCGCAAACAACGCGTCGTCGTGCACGTCTTCGCGTGGGTAGGTTTGCGACTGGCCATCATACGTGGGGCGGAAAATGATATGACCGCCGGCTGCAACAGCATGGCCGCGAAACGCTAACAGGGCGTTGATTTGTTCGACGTTTGCAATGATGGCGTAGTCAACAACTTTTAAACGCGACCGTTCAAACGTCGGGTCGTTCTGCTCACGCGAGTAGATCGTGACTTGCATCAGTTTGCTGCCTACGACCTGCGCTTTCCCGGCAATAGTGACAAAGCCGCGAAGCACAGAACTGCTGATTTGCGCCTCGCCGCCGACGTATGCCTGACCTTCGAGTGACGTTTGAATTGCAATCGCTTTTCCCGAAATACCGCAGTTCCCGCGTAACGTGCAACTGATAACGCGGGCGCTGTCTCTGATAAACGCGTTTTCGTACGCAGTTGTCGAGCCAGAAACAATACCGCCGTATACGCGAGCTTCGTTTGAGAACTGACAGTCGTCCATTACTCGGGCCCGGCCGCTGACGCTCGCAAACTGGCTCAGTTTTACGTTTCCGCTGACGTGCGCGTACCCGCAGATCTGGGCCCGATTATGCACGCGTACGTTGCCCTCGACACGGGCGTTGTGATACACCTGCGCCAGCTTGTAAACAAAAACCGAATCGGCCACTTTTGCGGTATCTGCTACCCAGCCCTCGCCGTTAACGTGTCGATGTGCAAACACGCGGCCGTTACCGTCTTTGAAATCATGCTTTGATGCCCGCTTCTTTTTTGGTTTGACCGCGGTCATCACCGCTGCCGCCGCATCTAGCACGGCGACAGCGCTGTCTTTTTGTTCCTCCATCACGACTCCATCGGAAGGACACGCCGTCTGGGCGCGTTTGTGATCAGACTGTCGAGCGCGGTTTTAACCTCGCCCATCTGCTGGGTCAGGTTCTGCCGCAAGTTGTTGTTCTTGCGCAGGTCCTTCACGTCGACACCTGAAACAATGTCAGTAGCGCGCTGGATTAAAGTATCAAGCTGCGCATTTGAGCGAATATTCATTTGCCGGAAGTTGTCATAGAACTCTTTGAAGTTTTCGATCGCAGAGTTTTGAAATTTCTTTTTCGTACCGTCAGGCTCGTCGGTCAGCCGCTCGATCAGGTGCGCGATCATGTCCTGCAGCTGCTCGGCAAACGCGTTTTCAGCCATGACTACCGCCGTCTCAAACCGGTGCTGGACGCGTTGCTGCTCCTGCTGGTACAGCTCGGGATTGAACGTCATGAGATAGTTCGGCGGATCAACCGGCGGGTACTCCCACCGAAGGTCAAACACGCCTTCCAGCGACGGCGGATAGTCGTTGGGGTTGTACAGCTCGCCCAGCTTTTCGCGGGCGGCAACCTTGAGAGTTTCGTACTCTAGCTGCAGGTTTGCGGCAGCCACTACCAGCTGTTCTTTGTATTCGCGCATCCTGTCTTCAAACGCGCCGATGTCGGCTTGTTTGATGAGGCGCACACCTTCCTGCGGATACGGTAGCGTCATAGAGCGCCAGTACGCCGACGCCTGACTCTTGAGCGTGGTTAGCACGCGATATGTTGTGTTCTTTGTATCGATAAGGCGCTTGGACGCTGTGACCAGATCGGTGGCGGCATGAAACGTATCAGCGGCTTGCTTGGTCTGCGCATCAGATAGCTTGCGCTGCGTCCCTAACCACGAGAACGACAGCTTGACGGCGCCCATCGTCTGGCGCAAGTCGCTAGCTGTCTGCTCGACTGTCGTGTTTTCTTCGGTCGTTGTGTCGGTTGTGGACATTCAGTCTCCTTCTTCGTCTGTGTCAAGTTCTTCTTCAATTGTTTGCTCCACCCACTCGTCGATTGCAAACGCTTGTACAAGTCTCTTTGGTAATTTTTCTAGTTCGGCCAGATTGTCGGGTACGCTAAACTCTTGAATGTCACCATTGCGGTAAATGCCGCAAAAACCTACGCCCGGCTCAAAGCAATAGGCTGTGATATCAAAACCTGCAACAACGCGCAGGTGGTCAAAGAACTGAATTGGCGGTGACCAAGCTGAATCGAAAACGAGTGTGATGTGTTTGGATTTTGACGGCACGCGCTTTGGCGTTTGATCTGTTTCGCGCCCTACGTCCCACTTTGTTCCCCAATGACCAACCTGCCACTCGTACCAGTTTTTTGCTCCGTACAGCTCAACGTTTTGGCGTTCTTGCGCTTCTAACGCCAATTGTGCGGCTGACCCATCTGAGCCAGCGCAACCAGCGACAGTCGCTTTCAATTCTTCTGGGCACGGCAGAAATGTGCTCATGAGACAACCACTGTTCCATGCGCGCACCAACTTGTGCAACTGCTCCGGGTCGTTGTGTTTAAACGTAACTTTGTTGGCGCACCAGTTAGGCATTGCGTTGGCTTGCAATCCGCAGCTGCGGGGCAGTGATGCCCCGCAGCCGCAGTATTGCTAGCACTTAGCCCTTGGCGGGCGCCGCGACACGGCGCGGTCGCTGCGTTGTAACAGCCGGCTTACCAACACGCGTGTAAATACCGCGGTTGTCAGCCGACAGGCAGCGACCTTCAGCCCAGCCGCGCAGCCGCTCAATCTGCTCAGCCGACGTCACGGAGATCGGTACCACGTTCTGCGCCGCTTCAACAAGCGGGATATCAAGCAGCGCCGCGAGACGGCAGCACGACTTGATCTCGGCGCCCGTCCAGTTGGCGTCGTCCGGCTTTTCCTGCGACTCATCTACGCCGAAATGCTTCAGGTAGATATCCCAGATCGCCGCGCGCTGGTCAGCGCCGGGCAGATCCACGAAGAAGATACCGTCGAAGCGCTCGGCGCGGGCAAACGGCGCCGGCAGCTGGCTGGCGTCGTTGCAGGTACCGATGAAGAACACATCGGACGTGTGGTCGTTGAGCCACGTCAGCAGCGTGCCGAACAGGCGAGCTGAGACACCGGAATCGGTCTGACCAGAGCTTCCGACGCCGGCAAGACCCTTCTCGATCTCGTCGACGAACAGAACGCACGGGGCCATGGCGTCGACCTGCTTGAGCGCACGCCGCATGTTACCCTCGGACTCGCCCACGAACTTACCCATGAGCGAACCGAAATCCAGCATTACGGTCGGACGACCGACCTCGTTGCCAAGTGCTTTGGCAAACTGCGACTTGCCGCAGCCCGGAGGCGACAGCAGTAGCACGCCCTTGGGGCGTTTTTCTACGTTGGTTTCGCCCTGACGCCGCATGGCGCGCAGGCAGAAACTCTTTAGGTTTTCGAGACCACCAAGGTTCTCGAAGTTTGCGTCACCGCGATACAGCGTCATCGTCCCGCTCTTTTCGAGCGTCTGGGCTTTGATACCCCAGATCGTATCAGGCGACAGCTTATTATTGCGCACCAGCGACAGCGCGAAGGCGTTCTCGGCCTCCTGCCGCGTCAGGCCACGTGAGGCGTCGACGACAGCAGCTACGTCCTGCTCGGCCGGCTTGGCGAACGGAGAGCCGTCCGGGAACAGCTCGTTGCAGACCGTGGTCAGCTGCGGGAGATCCGGCAGCTCGTGATGCACTACCGTGAACAGCTTCTCAACCTCGGGTTGCAGCTGCAGCACCGGCGCCACGATAATGATATGTTTACCTTCGCCCTTACCCTGCACCACACGGTTAGCCAGAGCCTGCAGCACCTCGGGGTTACCAAGGAAGCGATGAAAATTCTTCAGAACGAGCAGCATCGGCTGCTTGGGCTGCGGCTGGTCGAGAAACCGCAACGCCTGAAGCGGGCCGGGAGCCGGAGCGGCACCCGAATACAGCTGGCGGTCGATGTCCCACACATCAAAACCCCAGTCCTTTTCTTCAGTTACGCGGCGAATCGACGCAATCGCGTCATCGCACTCCTGTGATTCAATCCAGATGCCGGAGAAGCCGGCGCAAACCAGCTCCTTAATTTCTTTTTCGAGCGACACGTGTGACCTTTGTTTTTGTTTTGTAAGAACTTGCTATTGTCAGTTGCTTTCCGTAATCTGCTCGTCATTACTGGCAATGTAAAAATCGCCGGTAAGCTGCTCGTCCACCTTTGCGCCCAACGCCTGTTCCAGCGCTCGCGTCGCGTCCTGACAAGAGCTGCCGGTAAAACCGAAAGTTTCGATCTTGGTGCCGCCCTTCGGGTCGACAACGATATGAATGGTCTTCGACATGTTTAGAAACCTCCCGTCAGGCTGAGTTTGACCGAACCGTCCGGCAGCATCTCCTCGAACACCGAGTAGCCGCCCTTCTGAGCTTCGTAGATCGCCTTTTCGACCGCGTACGCCTGCAGGAACCTGTCCAACTCTTCCTGCCTACCCCACGCGCCGTTGTAGTTATCGTACGCCGCGGCGCCGGTTTCCGTATTGAACACGGCCGGGTACTGCCAGCCCGGGAGCTTCACAGCCAGTCCATCGGCACTCTGGCCGGCGAACAGCACATGATGCCCGGCCTTTGGGGCCTCAAACCCGAGACGCTTGCAGGCCGCTTCAACCGCGGCAGCGTCTTTTACTTCCGTCTTGATCTGAACAATGTGAGACATGCTTAGCCTCTTCTGTCCTTTGCTTTAAGGTAGTTCTTGAAGTGCACACACAACTGTGTTTTCAAATTGTTCCGGCGAGATGTAATCATTGCCGGCAAAATATTCCAATACAGCAACCGCAATTTTGCGATTGTAAACGTATTTAAACTGTAGCGGACCGCGCGGCGTATCTAAGCGATATTCCGTGATATCGTGTAACGACACGACTTCTGGAATTGCGATAACGTCGCTGTATTTTTTTCGTAACTCATTAAGCTCGTCGAGCGCCGTCAGAATGCGTTCGCGATCTTCGTCAAAACAATCTTCATTGTCGTAGGGCGTCATCGGTACGCGATGATCTCTGCTTTAGTCTCTATCCAAACATGCGCGCCGCACGAGAGTGGCGCGTCTGGGGAGTACACAACCTGCGATTCGCCGCGGACGTCGACGTGTTTTGCCGCGTACGTTTTGTTGCGCCACTTGATCGTCAGTGGCGGCACGCGCAGGTTTTGTTTTTTGTTATCGCGGATAATGTGCTGGTTAACGTGTATACGTTTAATCGTCCCAGCGGGCATTGTCATTTCATCGGCGTCCCCCGGGAAACGCAGCGGAATACGGGGCTCCAACAGGCAGACGTCTTCTGTCGCCATAGGTAAAGATATTTATCGCGCGTCGGCATGGTCGTCCGTGACCATCGCCGGGCGCGGATAAAAATAGCTTACGACGCAACTACCGAGCGCAACTTCTTGTGCTCAGCCAGAATGTTGCCGGCCATGTCGTAGCAACCGTCGCAAGCAGCCAGAAACGCCGTCGCAGCCTTGAGCTGATCCATCGGCAGCGTCGTCGAACCAGACGGCCCGCGCGCGACCGGCCGCTTCGGGGCGGCGCTCTTCGCCGGCTCTTCCTTCCGCTTGTGGCGCGCCGCGTCGCGGGTCCGCTCTTCGCCCGCAGCTACGGCCTCGCCGCGCTTTGCGGGAGCTACGCCTGCTTTCTTCAACAGCTGGCTCACTTGAGCCGGGCTGACTTCAACACGCTTCTTGGCGAGCGCCGCCACGATGTCAACACCGCGGAGCGAGTCACCAGACTCCTGCCGACGCTCGATCTCCTCGCGGATGTGATCGGCGCCGCTTTTCTTCTCGGCCATATCTTTCACCTTCCCTTTTCTGGTCTTGGTCGCATTGGGCGCCTCGACCGGGTCATCGTCTTCGTCGGCTTCCACAGTGGAGTCGACAGCTTCGTCCGAAACCTCGTCGCCGTCTTCCGGCTCATACTCGGTTTCGTCGTCTTCGTCGTCGGTCAGCTTCGCGGCCGTCGAGCGGACGTCTTCGCTGCCTTCGTCTTCGTAATCGGCTTCAGCGTATGCCGCTTCGTCGTCGACTGTGTCTTCTTCAAGCTCGGCGTCGACATTTGCGTCAACGTCTTCGTCGTCGTAATCTTCTGGTGTCGCGAACCGCATCCCTGTGGTTCCTTTCTCCTTCTTGTCTTTCTCTGCGGGTGCCTTGCTGGTTGCGCCCGGAAGTGGCTTTCCCCACAGATTTGCCGGACTCACAAACTCGTCAGCCTTGGCCATAGTGTCCTCTCCTAAAGCGCCGCCGGCCGAAACATTTCGGCCTCGTTGTGCGGCTAAATGAAAAATACACCACCGGAAACAAAAATCAACTATTGCAGAAAACAACCGTTATTTGCTGCTTCTGTAGTTGTCCGGCACGTTGCCATCTTTAGTGCGAAGTGCGCCGGCATTTAGCTCGGGCCACTTCTCTAGCGAGTGGATGGCGCCGATGACATTCCATGCAGCGTGACCAAGATGGTCTTCACTGCGGTCGCCGTTCAAGAAATTGTAGATGTGCGCAATCGCGTGGTTTAGCAGGTCAGAGACGGGCATGCCGTTTTCCCAGTTGTACGGGCCAAACTTTTCAGCCCCTTCGTGGTAAGTCTGCGCTAGCGCGCGTAGACCAATCGGCGAAATTAGATCGTAGCGCACGGCGTCGCAATCGGCGCTGCGTACGGCGCCAGTGTCGTACTCGTGGCGTTCGTTGCTCATCAGAGATAACCTTCTTGTCGGAAAGCAAAGTAGAGCCGCGGTTCGTCGTTGAACGCGACTGTGCCGCGAACGCCGTCAGATTTTCGAATCACGTGCACGTAAGGCGGCTCAAAGTGCGACACCTCAAATGTGTCTAGCAATTGCTCGCTGTTCCAGACCTGCTCGCCATACTGCTCTTGCAGCACGGTACGAATCTCATCTGATCCGCGGCGGTCAAGCTGCTCTTTGATAACATTACGCAACATCACGTGCCCGATATCGAGCGGTATCTGCGTTGCGAGTTCTTTAGCTTTGTGTGGTGTCGGCATTTGGTTGTGCAAGCTTGTCCAGTTCTTCTTTTTGTTGTTTGATTTGCTCTGCGACATGCGCCGCATACTGGTCAAGCATTCTAAGCTGGCCGACAAGATCTTTGTGCACGTCGACACTGAACAGCGAAAGCCGCCGCATGAGCATGAGCAAACTTGCGGTAAACGGTGGTTCTTTGCTGCGTAAGCTCAGCAGGCCGGGCGGAGCGTTTTCCGGCTGCGATGTCCACAGGGGAACAAGCGCAAGTCCGTGTAGTTCTGGAACAGCGGCCATTACTTCGTTACAAAACTCTTCGCCGCGTCGCATAAATTCGACGTCAAACGGTAAGCGGCCAGATTGAATTTCAGATTGCTGATCAGGTTGCTGCGGCGTATCCATTAAACATCCTTTGTTACTGCGCGTAGCGCGATTCTTTTGGTAGCATGCCGTCGATTACGTTACCGAGGCGTGTGGCTGCTAGGCTGTAGATCACTACTCGAACGGTAGTTTCGACCATACCGCCTATTCCTGTTCCTGCCAAGAGCAGCAAAAACAAATACAGTGGCGCGTGATATGACTTGCAAAACGGGCAGTTGATCAGCTCTAGCAGTTTGCCTTTTGCCGTGTTGTAGGGCGTCACATCTTGAAGCGCCTGCGCGTAAGCTCGCGCTGTTTCAAACAAAGAACCCTTGTGCCACACCTCGATGATCGCACCAGCTGCGAGGGTGACAGTCAAAAAATCTAAAGCGCTAATCGTCATCTGCGTTTTCGTTTGTGGGTAGTGTCTGTGGCGCCGCGCATGAAGCACGCACCACTATAGATTGCTGCGCCAGCTACTACGAGACCGGCGACGCCAATTTGCGGTATTGCGCAAATTCCGGCAAGAAGCATAAGCGTTGCGTACCCGGCGAAGGTAGCTTGCGGGTCTGGTTGTGACATTACGGTGCCTGACTGTCGCCGTGCGGCCACACCTGTGTTCGAGTTGTGTCCGGCGCGGCCGGGTTAAATTGATATTGCGGTAGCGGCAACGGCGCCTCAAGTTTAAGATGGTTTACGGCGTTATCAGGGAAATAGAGCTGCGGCCCGGGGCCGCGGCGAGTGCCCTCAACGTAGTGCTGTTTTCGTTCCTGATACAGTTTTGCAGAGCGTCCGACGTTTGCCATATAACCTCCAAAAAGTACGCGGCCGGGTCACCGTTTAGTATACCCGGACGCGCACCCATCACTTGCGAGTCGTTTCTTTGGCGGCGGCAGCTGCAACCTGACACATGTAACCTAGTACATTTGCCAGCCCAGCAAGACCGTATATGAAAACATGCCCTGTGTATTTGAGGCTGTCTTCAACCCATTGAAATTCTGACTCGCTACCGTTGTTATTGTGGTTCATGGATAAACCTAATCAAACAGTTACTGAAGCAGTTGACATGCCTTCCGTAGGCGTGCAATCACTTCTACAAGAATTAATCTCAATCGACGTGACGGATGTACATTCTGTTCACGCGCGAGCGGCTGTTTTGCAGCAGCTCGCCGGTCGGCATGCTTTCCCGTCACTGGAACCGATTTTACCGCTAGTTCTGAATCTTAACGGGCGCCCGTACAGCATTCAGAATCATATGCCTTTTTCCCCACTTTTCCGGCTACTGACGCCGAAAAATCAAGTGTGGTGCACGGGGCGGCAGGTATCAAAATCGACCAGCCTAGCAGCGCACGGAGTTGTAGTTGCCAACTCTCTCCCGTTTTTTAAGACGTTATTCATCACACCGCTGTACGAACAGATACGGCGGTTTTCGAATAACTATGTGCGTCCGTTTATCGACCAGTCTCCTGTGAAGTCGCAATGGAGCGGCACGACGACCGAGAATTCAGTTCTGCAAAGATCTTTTAAGAACAATTCAATGATGTTGTTCAGCTTTGCGCTTTTAGATTCGGATCGTGTGCGCGGTGTTTCTGCAGACCGTGTGTGTATCGACGAAGTTCAGGACATGGATCCTGATCACGTGCCGATCATTCAAGAAACGATGTCTTACTCCAAATGGGGGACTAGTTATTACACAGGAACGCCGAAGACGCTAGATAATTTAATTTACGGATTGTATAAACGATCATCACAAGCCGAGTGGTTTATACCGTGTCATTCATGCAAGCACTGGAGCATCCCTTCGCTTGAATATGACTTGGACAAAATGATCGGCCCATACAGCGTGCATATCAGCGAGAAGTATCCGGGCACCGTCTGCGCTAAGTGTCAGAAACCGATCAGCCCAAGGCATGGTCGGTGGGTGCACAGATATCCCGAACGCCGCTGGCAATTTGCCGGGTATCACGTACCACAGATGATACTACCGCTTCATTTCTCCGACCCTGAAAAGTGGTCAACTCTATTGTTGAAAAGAGAAGGGTTTGGGAACATGACCCAAGCCCAGTTCTACAACGAAGTAATGGGAGAAAGCGTTGATACCGGTCAGAAGCTCATCAGCGAAACTGATTTGAAGGCTGCGTGCGTGCTAGACTGGGAAAACAAGAAAGAACCAGACCCTAAGTGCTTTGCAAATCTCTCGAACTACAAACATCGCATCCTTGCGGTCGACTGGGGCGGCGGCGGAGAAGCAGGTATTAGTTTCACCGTGCTTGCTGTGCTGGGGTTCCGCCCGGACGGGACCGTCGACACGCTTTGGGCCAAGCGCCTGCTTATTGGCGGCGATCATTTGGCCGAAGCTGTTGAATGTATGCGCTGGTCTAACTTGTTTAATTGCGATTTTGTTGCTCACGATTACACGGGTGCCGGCACGGTCCGCGAAACGGTCATGGTGCAGGCAGGATTTAATCTAGAGCGAGTCTTGGCGATGCGGCTCGTTCGTTCCGCATCGCAAGATTTGATGGTGTTCAAACCACCGACAGAGATCAATCATCGGGCACACTATAGCCTCGACAAAACGCGGTCGTTGCTGTACACGTGTCAGGCGATCAAGCTGAAGCAAGTCCGTTTCTTCCAGTACGATTGGTCGTCACAGGATTCGCCGGGCTTGGTGTCGGACTTTCTTGCGTTGGTAGAAAGTAAAGCCGAGTCTAGACTAGGCGGCGATATTTATACCATTACAAGGAACACGTTGTTGACTGACGACTTCGCGCAAGCTGTTAACCTAGGCTGCGCCGCTCTTTGGCACGTGAATAACGCGTGGCCTAATTTCGCGGAGATCGCTGGCGTAGCGCGGTTAAGCGAGCGTGTTGTCAAAGCCGAGACGCCGATGGATGACGACTGGGCGGATGACTCCATCGGGCGAAGCTACTTTGGCGGTTACTAGAAGATACGCCAGCAATAGTCTTCGATAAATTTTTGCATCGGGCGGTGATCGCGAATCTTAGAGTTTTCGATAACGTCGATTACTTCGCGCGCCGCGTCAGCTAACGCCGCAGCAGCCGCCGTGCAATCCATAGACGAGTCGTACAACTCCCAACCGGCGCCTGATCGCGGAATCGCCGGCTCTTTGCCGTCAAACGCGTCCGCAATCAGCCGTTGAAATACGCCGTCTGGTTCGGTGTCGAGCGCGCCAAACTCTCGATACTTCGTTTGCATGCGCTCAAACCTACGAACCGCTTCGCGAAGTTTCTCCACCGTCAGCGTCATTGGAGTTGTTAATAGAGTTGACAAGCTCCATTCCTTTTTCGGTTATTGAGAAATTGAAATCGTTTTTATCGTAGTCGTATTCTGCGTCTAGAAAACCGCGCTGCACGCCGACACGCATAACGTTTGATATAACGCGCGCACCGAGCGCACGAAACAGTCGAAGCATTTTTGTCTTGTACTCTTCGAACGAGTTGGCACCAATGCCGTACGCGCCGTCAGCCTGCACGTCAGACAGTTCACGAACAATTTGTTCGACTTCCCAGACCTCCAAAAACTGTCGCTGATATTCAAGCGAGCATTCACTTTCGGTCGGTTCTTCGTTCTGCAGCTTGGCGATAAAACCGGCGAACATCACTAGTACATGATCGCGGAGATCTTCGATCGACCCGCAAATACGCCGCGCGGGCTGTTCTTCGTTTTCGTCTTCGTAGTCTTCGAACATAACTACCTCAAGCCATCTCTGCGGCAAGACGAGCAGTGGCGAGCGCGGCGTCGTAATTGCCGCGCGCAATCATACGCGCGTGAGCGGCGTCACGGCACTGCCCCAGATAATCGGAGTAGTCGCTGTCGGTGTTGACGAGCGCTTCCGCCGAACTGAAGCTGTGCGGCTTGTTGGTCAGCGGGTTGTCGCCGCTTTTCATGATCCGCTCGACCGCAGCCATTTTGACAGAGATGCGGTTGTCTTCCAGCTCTGCCTCGCTGCGCACAGCGTCGGCAAGAACGGCGGCGGCGTGGGTAATGTTATCAGCAAAATTCTTGGCCATGATCACTCCTCAATTTTTTGCCAACCATCTATGGCGCGGCGAACAGTCAATATGTCGTCAAGCGCCCGGTCTAGCATGTGTACAGCCGATTCGAGATCGTCAGCGTCGGCTAATTCAAAGATAATAAACGCAAACAAGGTATCGCCGCATTCTCGAATACTCTGTTTGCCCACACGATTGATGTAATCGTGAAATGTTTCGTCGTTATTTGGCGGATCGACTGCGAGTAGGTCTGATCCCGGATATGAATCGTAAATTGCTTTCGGAACCAGTTGGCTATTCGTCATTTCTCCAGTTTTGTTTTTCTTGGCGCGTTGGCTGCCGTTTGGGATATTTCTCGGGATGACAAACCTGACAACGTGCGCGCGTGCAACCACAACTGCGCAACGTTTTACGATACCGCCCGGCTTCGCTCGCGGTTTGCGCCGCGTTTTCAACCCAACTACCAAACTCCAGCCACCCGGCATTAATTTGTCGGTGCTGCTTTACTCGGCGTTCGATGATGTGCTTTTCGCTGTGGTAACGTTTCATTGTTATTTGCCGTCTGTTTCACAGTAGATGACGATTTTGCAACCGCACTGTTCTGCTAGTTTGACAACGTCGGGCGCATACACCGCCACGATTTGGTCGCGTTTGATCGCGCCGGCGGTGATCAGGGACTGCAACCCAAGTTTAGCTATGCCGCGACGTCTATACGCAGGGTCGACGAAACACTCGACGGTTTGTGCGGTAATAGGCCGACCTTTGAATTTTTCTGGCCACGGGCGCGAACCGACCCAGCCGGCTAGCGTGTCGTCTATCCACACGAGTGCCAGAGCCATTTCTGGATACGGCTGCTCATGGTTGACGTGCAGATAACGCTTGCTGAGTTCTTTTTGAATTGAACTGTCGCTACCCGAGTTTGGCCACGACAGTCTTGTCATGATGGCCGTGACATCGACCAGTCCAAGCTGGTTAATGTCTTTGATTTTGATAGTAATATTCATGCTGCGCCCTCCGCGACACAGCATGAAGTATACAAAGCCGGCGGTCGGATTCGAACCGACGACAGGCAGTTTACAAAACTGCTACTCTACCAACTGAGTTACGCCGGCAAGCGTTAAACAGGTTCAGTGATTAAACCAGTTGGCCAGTAGTATGGCATGTCGATCGGCTCCTGCCAACCAAACCGCGAGTAGTAGCGGAAATCTTTGCGGAGAAGATTGCTGCGATGACTGGCGTGAAATTGCTCGTCGCCAACCCACGGCGGGTACACGTTGCGCTCAATGGTGTTGCGCAGTGTTGTATAGCTGCCCATGAACTGCGGGCAGAGCGTGTCATTAAATCCGCGGCGTATCCACTCGCGGCACACGACTATGGCATACACTGCTAGCGCTGTTTCATATCCCGCCCACATACGGACGGCAGGATGATTGCGCCAGCTACTTGTTCCGGGCTCATGTTCGCCTACCGGAACGCCAAGACAGAGTAAGATCTGTTTACATTCAACCCTTTGTTTGCCCAGCCTTTTGTTATCGAGGCAGGCGGCCGAGTGTTTAAATCTCGGCAGGGGTAAGAATGTCTGCATTTAATCAATTGTCAACTTCGTCGTCAAAATCTTCTTCGTATTCAGGGTCATTGTCTTCTTCGTCCTCGTACTCTTCGTCCCAGTCCTCGTCCTCATCTGCGTCAACCCATTCTTCTTCGTCATCTTCTTCTTCGTCGTCGTCGATAAATACGTAGTTCGGTTTGGGTAACTCAATGTCGCTGTTATCGTCTTCGTCGTCTTCGTCTTCGTTGTCATCGACAAACTGCCACTCTTCTTCAATGAAATCACCATCGAGGCCGTCGTCGTGACGGGTGGCGCGTTCGTTTGGAATGTCGCGAAACAATGGAGATTTAAAGTAGCGCATAGTTATCCAGTTTCCCGGGCAAGGTCAGCTGCAGGTAACAAGTATTGATCGCACCAACTGCTGTCAACAAGAATGCCCGGCAGGTTGCGCACAGCTTCCTCTCCGCCGAAAACTCCGCGACGCGTCAATAGTTTAACAAGCCAAAGCCAGTTTGGGGCTAGCGCTTTTCTATCATAAAAATAGCGATTGACGGCGCGCTGATTCAACCACCAATGTGTTTTTTTACGCACAATGTAGTTATTGGGTTGGCCGACTTTTCGCGCCCGGGGCAGAACCGCGAGCGCGCCGGTTTGAATGGCATTTGTTAACTCCGCAAAAAACGACAAATCGGCCTCGTTTTGCGTGGTTAATTGTTTGCGCGCATAGTCGAGCTGGAACGCGCTGCCGTACGTTTCTTGCAGCCAGTCGTGTAGGTCGGCAAGTACGGCCAAGGCAGTTACCGAGTCCGTTAGGCTAATCCGCATTCGTTGACGCATTGCACGCTGAATGTAGCCCGGCAAGATATACGCCAGCGGGGTAAAGTCGGTTTTAGGGTCTGCGTAGCCGTTGATAGTCTGCCAACCGTACATCGGCGCGATGGCTGCGGCGGTGGGAGCCAAATGCAAAAGTACGGGGCGGTTATGACAACGCGGGATCGTCAGGCTCAGACTGGTCGCGTCGAACACGCTAGCAACAGTTGTTGGCCACGCCAACTCTGCCGTGCGTGAGTACACCGCAGAACTGGCGGATGCGCGGTGCAGGATATCAATACGCTGGTGCGGGCAGCCAAGGACTGGCGCAATTTGTTGTACCACGACAAAACTATCGCCGGTAAAACCAGTAGCAACTGGATCACGGCGCAGTATTGGGTCCACGAGATTGGCAATGACGGCGGCCGCAACGGTCCAGACAAAAGCATTTTCTTGACTGGGCGTTAAAAACTGCCGTATCGCCGGCGGGGCGACTGCAACAGGCTCTGGGAATACAGCGTGTTTGTTTTTTTCACTCGATTGATTTGGCGGTGACGGTGTGCCGTCTGCGGCTAGTTCGTAGTTTGCAAAACGAAACACGCTTGCGCGCTCGTCCCATCCTAGCCTGTTTGATACGCATACCAACTCTGGTTTGCTCAGGCCGATGGCCAGCAGGTGGCTTCTGCTATTCCACCGACTGTCGTACAGCATCACTTTTTTGTGGGACGCAACGACACTAGCCGCGAAGGCCAGCAGCCCGGCGCGTTCAATCTTGAAAGCGTTATCGGCAAAGTTAATTTCTTCGCCGTTGAGGTAGATCGTACCGGCATATGTTTTTTCGCCGTCGTCGGCTTGAGTGATTTTATTGATAACAATGTTGGCGTCACAAATGTGCTGATTTGTGACGCTCCACCAACCGTCTGCTTTTGGAATGACAGTATGGCGCCACGGCTGTGATGTCGTCGGGGTAATGTGCTTAGAAGTCTTGACATGCGTCAATACCCGATCTGAAAAACCGGGAGAAAAATTACTGCCAATTTTGTTCAAAAACGGCACTAACTTGTCTGGCGGTATCGTAAGTCGCGTCGCAAACGAATGCGCCGCAATTTCATTTATCTGCCCCAGCGTGCTGCTCAGCCGGCTTTGCCATGTTTCTGCGTTGCTGCGAATCGAAACTAGCCGCGTCATGGCGTCTGTGGCGAGCCTATTTTTTACTCGTTGATTTTGCGTTACTATTGCCACGTAGCCGCGGGCATTAGCGACCCTGCTAATTAGTTCCGGCGAAATAATGTGGCTCTGGAAGATTCGCGGCACTGGCGCAAATGAACACCAGCTGCCGCCCCAGCTGTTTGCCTCGACGCCGGTGTAGCTCGCCATTACCGGCAGCAGCGACAACCCGTGGCGTAGCATTTCACACTGCATACTCAACGCCCACATCGGATCGTCTACTACAAACTGTGTGCTTTTTAGCGGCGCGACAGCGGGAAGAAGCGCCGCGCGCAGTAGAAAGTAACCAGCTTCTGGTCGGCTGCGTTTGTACTGGTTGAGCGAGATAAAGTTTTGTTTGGCCGTAAATTGCTCGTCGTACTGCACAATTAAGACGCCGGTTATACGCCCGGGCAGATCGTAATACGGAAACACAAGGCTTGCGCCGTTTTCTCGTATGGGGCTAATCAGCGGCCGGCGCACGAATCGCTGGAGCGTATCTATTTGTTCTTTGTACGCCACGCCGACCAATCCGGCCGCATCTATTTCTTGATGTACGCCCAACTCGCGTAGGCGGCAGGCAATAACATCGTCGTGGTGGCCCCAGATTTGCGCTTCGGCGTCAAACCAAAACTGCTCAAATTTTTCAAAGCGTTCAATAGCTCGGGCGTATTCGGCGACGGCATTGTCTTTTTCAGCTGGGTTTATGGCGTTTAACTCGATAAAACGGCTAATTGCCACATCGGGGCTTGTATTCCATAATGCCGCGCCAAACGTTATGATATCTCCATGGGCTGAGCACGAATTACAGTGTAGCCAGATACCGTTAGTGCTTGTGTCGTCGAATAGGTGTAGCGTATTTTTTTGACATAGCGGACAACTGACGACCGCCGGGAAAACCAACTGGTCCGGCGCAATGCCCAGCGCCGACAGGGCAATCGCGTGGTGTTGGCGGCCAATTAAACAGGTAGGAAATCCCATGACAAATATCCCGCTCGATCAAGCGCATGACGTCAGCGGCCGCGAGACACACAGGCTGACGACTCTGTACCCGCAACCTGACTTTGTAAAAAATGCCGCGGATGAAAAATTAAGCGGCGCTGCGGATTTACCTCGTCATCTGTACGCTGATCAGCGCCATAAACTTTATCCGTGCCATACAGCCCCTGCAACATGGATGTCCGCGCTTTTCTTTGCTGACAAGCAAGCGCAGTTTGACGCCAAAGAGGCCGCGGCTATTCAATCTAGGATACACCAAACTGCCGAATATTTCGGTATTCGCGGGGCTGTGGCGGAACTGGAAGAAAAGATTGCGGCCAGCGCTACACAGGATATTAACAGCCTACCGGACTCTGAATTTGCTATCGTCTGGGTCAGCGATGTGGGCGGCAAGGAGCGCCACTGGCCGCTGCGCAACGCCGGGGAGGTCAAATTTGCCGCCGCGCACTTTAAAACGTTCCGCGACAACTTCGTCTTCGAAGACCGCCACGTAATTGCCACAAAGATCCTCGAAAAGGCCGCGCAGTACAGCGCAGACGTTTCGGGGGCAGAGGGCTCGCTAGAGCTAGCGGCGGGGCTTGGCGCCTGCGCGGCTAAGGTAGCGAGCGACATGATCAAAGACCGCGTACGGCTTACCAGTCGGCAGCACACGCAGCTGGCGAGTGAGTTGTCAAAGTTAGCAGAAGCGGTTGACCAGAACCCCGAGAGGGCGCGTACGGTCGACATGCGGCTAAAGTTGGCGAGCGCGGTCGATAATTTCGATAGGAGCACGCAGCTCTATCGACTCTACGACGCCGGCGGATTACCGCGGCCGGAAGAGGTCTTGTTTGCGATCACCGAAAAGGTGGCGCGGGACTTCATGGCGCAGAACGTCGAAACCACTACGGGCAACGTATACGCTCTCGACGACCTTGAGAAGCTAGCCGTTGACGATGTACGCGAGTGGCTTGGCGACGACTTTGCTGACGCGGTAAGCGCCGGCGGCGTGTACATGGACCGCAGCAAGCTGGCAGCGATTGTTCCCACGCTCGACCGCGGTATGGCAACTATGCTGGACCGGCTCATGTCCGACAAGAGCGCCAGCGCTGTCGTGAAGTCAGCGTCAGCGGACAATCTGCTTTCGCTTGAGCGCCTTCGCGAGCTTGCGAGGGGCTGAGGCTTTTTTCTTCTTACGCGGAGCCGGGCCGAACAACGACTTAATATGTCGGAGTACGGCCGCTTCGCGCGTACGTTTGTAGTTTACATTGTCCCACGCTTGGTCGGCGTGTTCGACACCGCGGCGCGCGGCCTCGACGTCGTGGATAAGGCTGTAGTCCGGGTTATACCACTTAAATCCGCGACCCTTGCCTTTGTTCCATCTAAAGTCTGCTACTGATATCTCGTAGACGGTGTGCGTTACGGTGTCGAGAATTATTTGCGCAGTGCATTTAAACTCTCGTGGTTTGTTCGGCAGCCGGATAGTCGCGTCAAGTATTTGCGCGTTGTTGCCGTAACAAGCCCAGCAGTACGCGGCGCTATCGGTTATCAGAAAGCGACAAGCGTTAAAAAAGCGATTAACCCGCAACGCGCCACAGTGATCAAATGTCATTTTGATATCAAGTCCTTCAGTTTGCGAAATAGTTGCCGCACGGCTGGCATAAGCTGCCGCTTTCTTGACGGCTCAGCGCCCGGCTCAACGTTCTGAGAAGATAAGCCGCCAGACTGCTCTTCTAACTCGCTTCGGCAGTAGTCGAGGTAGAGTTGCCAGTTGTCATAGGCGTCTCTATCTTCTGCTCGTTCGTAGGGGATGTAGGGGGGCTCGTCGATGAGTCTGTCGTTCCAGCCCATTTCTTTTTGTCCTTCTGTTTGCTCCCGTCAACTAACTCGCCGCGCACGATCGATGTCGTTTGCGGCGCGGTAAGACCAATTTTGACGCGGTCGCCTGTGATGCTTAAAACTTTCACAACAATCCCGTCGCCAATTACGACTTCCTGTTCTTTCTTCCTTGAGAGTACCAGCATTGTGTCACCATCATGATGTGGCTGAACCTTGTAACATTTTTACGACATACTCCGTGTTGCCGTTTTTAAGGTCCAGTGCGGCCATTTGTTTAATAAGTAAACCAGTCTTCAATCGAATCGACTGATTGATGTCTTCTGTCTTTCCCGTCTCAAAATCGTAGACCGCGTTAAACATCGTCGGGTCATCTGAGAAATCTGTAATGTTATGGCTGACCCGCGCGGCCCTCAACGCGATACGCAAAATGTCAGGGGCGTTAATGATTCCCTCGCTGTCCAGCACGGCGCCAATGTAACCGCGCACTTCGTCGGTGAACGGTTCTTTATCGTCGTCCTCTGGCGGGCTGATCAGCAGCGCTTCGGTAATACCCCACGCAACTTCTTCGGCGTCCGCGGGGTCCCACATATCTGGGCGGTATGTGTCACCGCCCAGCACGTTGCAGAACGTCACAAAGTCCGGCAGGCTTTTGAAAAACTTGTCGGTCGTGAGGATCTGAATCGCGACTAGCAGCTTGTCGAGCGCCAGTTGGGGTAGCTCGACGTCAAACTCCTCTTCGATTTCGAGGGTGATCGTCGACGGGTCCCAATCCAGCGCCTCGATGCCGAACTTATCCAGAAACAGGGTCAGTAGGACGCTCGCAAACGTCTCCCTGCTTTTCCACGCTTCCTGCGCTATTGTTGCCATTGAGTCCGGCCCTGCTCTTGATGATCTGCACGCCCCGGCGGTACAGCTCACTCAGATTATACGCTATCGTCTCCAGCGGACGGCGCGGGAGAAAATCGCATTTCTCGCCGGACTCTAGCGAAATCCAGCCCATCGCGCCAGTCCATGTGACGTGCCGGCCGTCCGCAAACGCGAGCGTGGCGGAGCAGTCACCTTGGATATCTTCGATGGGCAGGTCCAGCTCTTGTCGAGTCTGGCGCAGCAGTTCTCCGATCATCAGCCGCTGTTCGCTCGACAAGAAATTTAGGTTCTCCAACATATCGGCAAGCAGCAAATAAAACACCGCTTCCGTATTGACAATCATTGCCGGGCTATACGTCCACTGGCGTCTTAAAACGTTCGTAAAAACGTTGCGAATTTGCAACTTGCTAAGTTTCATGACCTGCATTACCATATCGAGCGTCAGGTCTACTTTTTCTTCGGAGGTATCTATGTCCGTTTCCATTATCGACAACCTTTCTAATATCACGCAGGGCCGAGCTGAGATTATCGTCAGTGCCGATGGTATCGAGGAACTGCTGTCGGCTGCAACTGCCAACGTCGTGCTGCAGAAGGCAGCGGAAGCCGGCCTGCACCGACCGGGCGTGTCCAGCGCGAGCGGGCCTTATCCGGTTGACGCCGACGGCAAGACCGACGACGAGCTGATGATGGGCAAGCGCGGGCCGGTTGTCGGCTACCGCCGAGATTTTGTTATCTTGGCGTCGCTCTGATCAGGCGTCGTCAGATCGGTCGACTACCGACATGCTTGCGGCCGTGCCGTTGATAAATTCGATAACGGCAAAGCACACAGGCGTGCGGCAATCTATATCAAGACGTTTCGCGGCGGCATACCCGGCGCGGAAGCTTGTTTTCTTTGCCGCGGCGATGGCGGCTGCTTTTGTGCGGAACAGGCCAACGGGCACGTCGTCCATCGTGTGCCGCCATACAACAAGGTAACCGCACATCCGTGCGGCGGCATTGCTTAGCGTTTCTGGTTTGCTCTCACCCGAGGCGCGCGGAGCGCGCCTCTTCTTTTGCGTTTTTGACATTTCACTCCTCCATTCCGAACTTGTCGATGTGCGCCAGTCTGGCGCAGTAGAACTCAGCCACAGGCCCGGCTACAGCGCCGAACCGTTTGACCATGTCTGGAATCACCTGCTCGTTAAACACGCGCAGGATAACTTTCCGAAACTTGGCGACGGCTTCTTTTGTGTAACCTTCTTCTCTCGCTTTCTCGGCGGCTTTACGGATGTCTGCATTGCCGTCAAATTGCATCTGAAGATAGGCCGGGTTTACAAACTCAATAATGTGCCCGTATACCTGTCTGACCTCATATGAGCAGGGCACGTCAAATACACCGCGGCCGGGCCAGCGTTCGCCGTTCACTTCGTCGTCTGACAGGTATCGCAGCTTCCCCAGCGTCCAACCGAATGCCGCCGCGTCATCATTCGGTTCAGCCATGACAAAGGCTGGTTTTGGCGCTGGCGGTTGTTTGTCAAGTTTTGCTGCAGATTTACTTTTACGCGCCATAATTCACAATAGCTAAGGAAAATTGGGACAGTTTTGTTCTGACCGTGTAGCCGGGAGTCACATCAGCCGTCATAAGACGAATAGATGTGTCCCGACTACACAGTCAGAACACGCCGAAGATCAGTCTCCGGCGGTGCAAGCAATGTACGCATGGTACTGGGCTATAGCCTCAATGTTAGGATCAATCTCTCTAAAGACTGGCTCATCATCCATAGTGGCCAGATCACCGCGAAAAAGCGCTGTCGTGTACTCGTGATACAGCCGAGCCATATCACCACGCAGGTTCTTCTTGGTGAATTTAAGCACGCGCTCCTTCAGAAAGGCGGCGCGTTCCCAGAAGTTCGGCATCAGGTCTAGCTGATCCCGAAACTTCTCTGCAGTCTTCTCGAAAAGCTTATGCGCCCTATCAGGAACAATCTGAAACTGGGGCGCGGCTTTTTTGCATCGAGCGGTGACTGCAAGGCGGATTTGCTCCGCCGGGGGAGAAAGAAGCATGCGTTAACTCCGTTGTAACGCGGTAGAGAAGAGCCGCTAATACGATATAGCAGCGACAATAAATATGCCGCGATTTTGGCAAAAATTTAGCTGCCGTTCGGAATTCGCGAATTGCAAAAGTGCCTGTCAGTACAGGACTTACGACGCGGTATAGCGTGTTCTGGAAAATGGAAAATGCAACCGCCGCCCCGCGCTGCCTAAGAGCGTGAAGCCCGTGGGTTACGTGGCACGTAACCCGTCAGCAGACCGCAGGGCGGCGGAAGATCGCAACCTACACATGGCAGGTGCGGCTAGAAGGTCAACTGGACTACTTGCCCGCCAGCGTTGACGTAAACAACGCGGATCTTTTTAGTATCCAGCAGAGATTTGAGTTGCGTCTTTTTTTCGCTGCTAAGGCCGGCAAGACACGATTTAATTTGCGCCATAGCGCTTCGCCGTTTTTCTTGGCGTTTATGTGCGCAAGCGCCGCAACCGCTATTGTTTGTCCGAAACAATTCGAGCTTGTTGTAAAAACATGGAATTGATTCAGAGTACGTTGGGTCGCTCAGTAAAGATATTATTGTGTTGTCTTCAAGCACTACTAGATCGCGCATAGTACTCTCACGGCGCTGGAGGTGGTGGCGGACCAATCCATGTTTCTCCGCCCGGCAATAGATTGTCAGCCACGTCGAGCGTGTTTTTAAGTCGCTGTACGTCTTCCGCTACGTCTTCGATAAATGCTTTGACTTCTGCCCGCGAGCGCAGAAGCACGTCAACGTAGTTCAGTCGAAACCACGCCGGGCGGTAATTTGGGAGCGGGTCGTCTTCTGGGTATTCTTCCAGATCCGTGGGCGAGCATACGTGGTCAAAAGCTCCGACCCGCTCTTCTGCGCCCGGTTTGAGTGGTAGCAGCTGATAAGCGAATATTTTTGTCGGCATATTTACGGCGTCGCTGGCGGTAATGCGCACGCGAATGCCGTCTGTGGTTTCGTAGTTATATCGGCTGACCTGCCACGTTAATTTGACGCGTCGCGGATTGCCCGGCGGCGGAGGGGGCGGATCAAGGTCGGGGATATAGAAATTGAGCCCAAGTGTTTCCGGCAGCTCAATAATGCCTTCGAGCGGATCTGGTTGGCAATTTGTCATGTTATTTTTACTCCGGCAGAACGCGGGCTGTAATGTTAACTGGCCCCGGCGTCGTTGAGCGCACGTAGGCTAGCGCCAGTCCGTCGTCGTCCGTTGGTCCCGGTTGTGTGACTTGAGCGGTTGGTACGTCGGCCACTATTTCTGTTTGGCGGCCGACTACAGGGCGATTCCAGTGATCACGTAAACGAATTTTTACAACCGCAGCCTTCACGCCGTCTGCTAGTACCTGCGGTTTTGAGCCGTACAAAATTTTGGAGTTCTGCGGGCTGACATAGCTCATGGGTACGAATACCTCTGCGGCGCGTCACCGTTTGGCGGCGCGTAATATATTGTAACTCCTGTCGTCTCGATATTCGGTGTCTTGGCGACAAATTGAATGAATTGCCGCATGATCTCTTGATCGCCGTCTTTTGAGCTATTAAGCGTGTCGACAAACGCCTGCACACACGGCGAAAACACGTTACTATCTGCGCGGCAACGGCATCCGCGTTCTTTTGCTGATTTTTCAAAAGCGTCGTTGCAGGCTTTAAATTGTTCTTTCAGCGGTGTCATGCCGGGCACTGCGCTAAAAAAATCGTCCTGCCGTCCAAACTGCATTATGTTATCTCGTCCAATCGAGATCATACGCGTAATGCGTTGCGTCATAGCCGTGTCCTCACAGAGTTATGGTCGCATTTTAATCGGCACAAAGAAATCGCGCTACGACTGCGCGGCGGCTTTAACGGCCGCTCTGAGTGTCGCGTTTGTTTGCAGTTCGGCGATAAGCTGACTAAGCGTTAATTCGCCGTGTGGCCCTGTCGGCCCTGTTGCGCCCATGTTGCCGCACGGCCCGGTAGCGCCGGTATGGCCGACGCCTGTCGCCCCAGTGGCCCCACGCGGCCCTGACGGCCCTGTTACGCCGCGAGGTCCTGTGGCGCCTTGAATACCGGTAGCCCCGGCGGCGCCGCGTGAGCCGCGTGCGCCGGCTGGGCCAGATTGACCCTGCGGCCCCTGAGCACCCTGCGGCCCGGCGTTACCTTGCGGACCCATCAAACCCTGTGGCCCAATTAATCCCTGCGGCCCTTGCGCGCCTTGCGGCCCGCGGTCACCCTTGGGCCCTGTCTGACCTTTAGGTCCGGTTGCTCCGGTCGCGCCGATACCCCCGGTGGCCCCTGTGGCGCCATCAATGCCGTTTTTACCGGCCGGGCCTGTCGGGCCTGTCGGGCCTGTCGGGCCTTTTGGTCCGGTGGGCCCTGTAGATCCGCGCGGCCCGGTCGCGCCTGTTGCGCCTGTGGCCCCGCGCGGTCCCGTAGGTCCTGTTGCGCCCGTAAAACCTACTGCGCCCTGCGGACCAGTTGCGCCACGAGGACCCGTGGGGCCGATTTTTCCCGTCGGTCCAGTTGGACCCGTTGCGCCTTTTTCGCCTTTATCGCCTTTATCGCCTTTATTGCCTTGCGGGCCTCGCGGGCCTGTCATGCCAGTGGGGCCTTTATCTCCTTTATCGCCTTTTTCTCCTTTATCTCCTTTGTCGCCTTTTTCTCCTTTATCGCCTTGCGGGCCCGGCATGCCGATAGCGCCTACGGGTCCTTGAATACCCATGTCGCCTTTTTCGCCTTTTTCGCCTTTATCGCCTTTATTGCCTCTTTCTCCGCGATCACCTTTATTGCCTTGATCGCCTTTTTCGCCTTTTTCGCCTTTATCGCCTTTGTCGCCTTTGCTGCCTGTGTCGCCTTTGTCACCTTTGTCGCCGCTATCGCCCTTGTCGCCATCGTCTCCTTTATCGCCGCTATCGCCCTGCGGACCCGGCGAACCTTGCGGGCCCGGCGGTCCGGGTTCTCCCCGCGGCCCGGGCGGACCGGGCGTACAGCCGCTTGACGAGAGTTTTGGTCCCTCGTACGGAACAAACTCAATTTCGTTGTCGTTGCTATTAAAAGGCGCAGTCATGTTATGTATTTAGTGCTGCACGCACGGCGGCGCGAAGATTTGTGTTAGTGTTTAATTGCGCAATAAATTCAGTTAAAAACGCCGGCGAGCGCACAATTTCTGCAATATTCAACGTGATATTTCCGTTAATATTTGTCGTATTTACAGTGATTGTACCGCTGCCGATGTTTGTCGGCGTAAATGTAATTATACCGTTTGCCGGTATGACACCTGTTGCGCCCTGCGGCCCTGTCGGCCCTGTTGCGCCCATGTTGCCGCACGGCCCGGTAGCGCCGGTATGGCCGACGCCGCTAGCGCCTGTAGCGCCTGTTACACCGGTTGCGCCTCTTGGGCCGACAGGTCCGGTGGCTCCGCGAGGACCGGTGACGCCAGTCGCGCCTGTTTGGCCGCGCGGGCCTGTCGCACCCTGCGCGCCGTTTGTGCCGGATAAACCAGCTGGGCCAGTTGCACCAGTTGCGCCGACAGGCCCGGTAACGCCCGTCGCGCCTGTTGCGCCTGTGGCCCCGCGAGGGCCAGTGACGCCGGTTGCGCCAGTGATTCCGCGGGGTCCGACGGGACCGGTGGCACCCGTAGCGCCGACAGGCCCGGTAACGCCCGTCGCACCAGTTGGACCCGTTGCGCCGACGGGGCCCGTAGCTCCGCGGGGTCCGGTAGGTCCTGTCGGACCGCTTGGTCCTGTAACGCCGTTAATACCAGAGGCGCCGGTTGCGCCTGTTTGTCCAACTGGACCTGTTGCGCCGCGAGGTCCTGTGGCACCTGTTGCGCCTTTAGCGCCGGTCGGGCCAGTGGCTCCGCGAGGTCCTGTGGCGCCAGCCGGCCCGGTCGCGCCTGTGGCGCCTTTATCGCCTTTGTCGCCCTTAACGCCTGTAGCGCCTGTTACGCCCTTAACGCCTGTGGCGCCAGCCGGCCCGGTCGCGCCTGTGGCGCCTTTATCGCCTTTGTCGCCCTCGTCTCCTTTATCGCCTTTCAACCCCATCGGACCGAATAATCCCATTGGTCCTTGCGGGCCAATTGGACCAGCGTTGCCTATGTCGCCTTTATCGCCTTTGTCGCCTTGATTGCCTTGATTTCCCTTGTCACCCTTGAGTCCCTGTGGACCAATAATTCCCGGGGCGCCTTGAACGCCGGGAATTCCTTGTATACCTTGATTTCCTTTTTCACCTTTTTCGCCGCGGTCGCCTTTATCGCCTTTTTCGCCTTTGCTGCCTGTGTCGCCTTGCGGCCCCGGATCACCCTGCGAACCTTGAGGGCCGGCTGGGCCAGCCGGTCCCTGCGCGCAACTACCTCCGCTGCCACCAGAACCGCCGCTACCAGAGCCGCCGCTACCAGAGTCGCCGCTACCAGAGTCGCCAGTCGGGCATTCAGTGGTGTTTAATGTTATTGTAATGGCGATATTTTCGCCTGATATGTCGACCGTTCCGCAACCAATACCTTCCGGCAAAATTGTGACCGAGCCAGTTGTGAGTTTGCATTGCGGAATCCATAAATACGGCGTGAGTTTAAATTTGCAGTCGCCAAGATCCTCGACCATGATCTCTGCGCGACCCTCGGTCTCGCACGACACCAGCAGAACGCGGCCTTCGCCACCCTCGATTGACGGTTCGCAGTGCGGAACGCCTAAGTCAACATTGATAGTGTAGAAGCATTCGGACGGCTCGTCTGTTCCGGTGCCGCCACTAGTGCCGCCACTAGTTTGCGTTGGGGTGACAGAACCAGACCCGTACAACGTAGATGCTTTTTCTACATTAACGACGATATCAATTTGCGGACAAGGCGCTGGCGCACACTTTGGAATCCAGATATACGGTGTGATTTTAAATTCACAGAGATCTATCTGTTCAACAAAAATCTCGGCGCGCGCGTCAATTCCGCAGCCCGTAAGCGCCGTGCCGACGCCGCCAGTAATTTTTGGCATGCACGGCTTCGGTATGCCGATGTGGAGCGGCAGCGTGACGTCGCAAAAATCCCCGGGTTCAAATTCATTTATGGGCTGGCCGGCATACGCGTACGGTTCTTCTTGCGCGTCCAGTGTTTGCAGCTCAACAACCATTGAAACGGTTGTGCACGGCGGTTTTGGAATTTTGATGTCGAGCGCAAAATCTATTTCAAAACAGCACACCGGCGGTTCGTTGGACCCGACGCGCTCGTCGTATTCAGAGCATTTTGTGATTTCAAAACGAAACTCTGGCTGGATGTCGTAGCCCACCTCGTGCTTGAGTTCTTTAATCCGTAATTCTGTACAAGGCGGGCGGGGCGTGGGAATGTCAACGTGAATATCAAACAGATAGTTACACGAGCCCGGGTCGTCGCATGTTGGCGGCGTCGGCATTGGGCGAATAACAAAAAAGCTGGGCGTATTATTTAAACGCCCGCCGGGCCCGTCTTTGTAGTGGCTGTTGACAGTTAAAAACTGCAACAACTCCGGGCAGCGTGGTTGCGGGATCGGCACGACAATTTCAATTTCAATTTCAAAATCGCACCGCTCTGGTTGGTCGCAGCCGGATGCCGGCGTGACGGTTTTTGTAATTTCAAAGCGGGACTGACCGCTAACGCAACTTGTGCCGGCAAAGCCTGTTTTGACGTCAAACAGTTTCTTGGTGATTTCAATGCAGGGCGGCGGCGGGATTGGTACGACAATTTCCAGCTCGATGTCAAAATCGCACTGATCTGGCGTATCGCAATCGCCCGGGGTGACGCGCGAGGTGACGTCAAAACGATTTGATTTATTCTGCACGCATGGCGAATCATTAAAACCGGTTAAAACTTCAAACGTTTTAATGTTGATGTTAGGGCACGGCGGTTTTGGAATTGGAATATCGATTGTTAGTTCGATATCAAATTCACACGTATCCGGCGTATTGCAATCGCCCGGCGTGACACGCGGAGTGATTTCAAATTTTGAATCGCTAGTCGAACATGTCAGGTCGTCGTAGTGCACCTTGACGTCAAAGACAGGTGGATTAATTGACGGGCAGGGGGTGCGCGGAATGGGCACCAAAATTGAGAGGTCAATTTCAAATTCGCACTGGTCTGGTGTGTTGCAGTCACCGGGCGTGCGTTTTGATGTTATTTCAAATATCGAACCACCTTGCGCGCACGGCGAGTCGCTGAACCCGGTTGTAACCTCAAATTTTTTAGTGCTGATTACTGGGCACGGTGTGCGCGGAATCGGTACGACAATCTCTAGCTCAATATCAAAGACGCATTGATCGGGGTTGTTGCAGTCTCCCGGAACGTGATTGGTGGTAATTTCAAATGTCGAACCACCTTGCGCGCACGAAGAGTCGCTAAACCCCGTCGTGACTTTGAGCACCGGCGAATTAATAATCGGACACGGCACGCGAGGAATTGGAATAACAATCTCTAGCTCGATATCAAATTCGCATTGACCGGAACTATTGCAGTCGCCGGGGGTGTGGTTGGTTTTGATCTCAAATTTATTGTCGCCCGGCAGACACCCGGAATCTCCATACCCGCTTGTAACAGTCAGCTTTGGTTGGTTGATAATTGGACACGGCGCGCGCGGAATAGGTATGACAATTTCAAGTTCAAAATTGAATTCGCACTGATCGGGGTTGTTGCAGTCTCCCGGAACATTGTTAGTCGTGATTTCAAAACGATTTGTACCAGTGAGGCAGCCGGTATCGTCATAGCCAGACGACACAGATAATTTTGGCGCGTTAAGAGTTGGGCAGGGCGTACGCGGAATCGGTACAACAATTTCTAGCTCAACGTCAAACTCGCAGCGGTCGGCGGTATTGCAGTCGCCGGGAGTGTGCCGCGGAGTGATGCTGAAAAAGTTCTGCTTGTCGTCAAGGCATGACGAATCAGAAAACCCACTGTCAACAGAAAACTTTGTCAGGTTGATAGTCGGGCACGGCGGCCGCGGAATCGGTATTGCAATTTCTAACTCGACTTCGAAACGACACTGGTCGGCTGTGTCGCAATCGCCCGGCGTAATAATTTGCTCAATTGTTAATTTGTTTTGCTTGTCTAGCATGCACGGGGAATCTGAGTACCCCGAGTGCACGCCAAAATCAGTAACGATGATTTGAGGACACGGCGGTTTTGGTACTGGTATCTTGAGATCAAGATCAATAACAAACTCGCACTGGTCGGGTGTGGTGCAATCGCCGGGTGTGATGATCGGCGTAATCTTAATTTCGCTCAGCGGCGCAATACAATCCTGATAACCAACTTCTAATCCGAACTCGCCGGCTGTAAGCGTCGGGCAAGGTGTGCGCGGTACCGGCACATTGATATCTAAGGTGACGTCGTAACGGCACGGGTCGATATCTTGTCGCGTGATCTTCAGTTCGTTTTTAGGCGGCGGGCAGCCATCGTCGCCGGCGTCGCCGACAAAGCTGACGTCAATCGACGTCAAAGTCGAAAAATCAGGGCAGCGGTTGCCAACTTCTGTCGGTGGTTCGCGCGGAATGATCGGCGCCTGACAGCCGAAGATCGGCGGCGGAAGCGGTTCGATTTCGCAGACTGACGAAATGAAATCGAAATCTACCTTTGGGGTAGGATCGATCGGGCACTGCGAGTCTTTGAAAAGATTGTCAGGCATGTTACGTGCAATTAATTTGTGCGTTGGGTTTCTTCTGTACCGTGATCGTTCCATCGTCGATCAGGATGTTGATGCCCGCGCCGCCAATAATGTTGACATTAGAGCCGCCGACGCCATTGATGGCAGAAATAAGCTCACAACATGCTGGCCCGCCACTTAAAAATTTGTCAATTTGTTCAATCTCTGTCGGCATTTTTTCTGGAAAATCTTGCCAAGCCGATGCCGGCCAATTTGTGACACCCGCAGGCGGCGAACCATACCACATATAATTAAACGTTGTGTGCGTTTCTACCCATGTCTTATTGTTCCATGTGTAGTAAATGACATTTTTATGCTGACAAAGTCGTGGAGGTAAAGGGCCGCAAGACGGATTGACCGGCGTAGGCTCTGACGCCCAGCCGTACGTGTCGCCGGGCATGGCGCGTCCGCAACCCGGCAGAGTAGAACTGTCAGGTGTCGCGACCACGTCTATGAACTGCGTTGCAATTAATTTTTTTGCCCCGGCGTCTTTTGCAAATAACGGAAGTTCACCGCTATTTGAACATAGCTCTGCGCTAGTTGATCCTGCGCCCGCGCCTTTAGCTGCGGTGACAGACAATTCGTTCGCGCGATCTGTTTGCGTAATTAGGCAGTTATAACCTTCCTTGAATCGAATGTCGCCCTTCATACAGCGCGAATTTAACACGATCGGTCGGTTGTCGTTTGTCCCTGTCTGGTCGCACGGCGGAACACGTACGCGGTCGTAGTTACCGACGCTGATTGACCGCAGATACGCCTTGTTTAAGTTTTGAATGCGCCCCGGTTCAACCTGATAGTCGTTCGGCTGTAACGCCCATACACCGTTAACCGCAGCGTCATTAAACGCGGTTGTCAGCGCTTCCAACGGGCCAGTCACGAGAAAGCCAGACCAGATCGGCTCTTCGGCGCACGGGTTTTCCGTGTCGACTGCGGACTCACTGTGTTCAAGTGCCCACTCCCCGGTATCGTGTCGAGTAAAAGAGACTGTAGCCGGCGACGCGTTTGTGCTAAACACAAACTCAAATAAGCTGCCTACTTTTTTTACCGCTGACAGCCAAATTGTATGTTCGCTCTCGTCATACCGGGCGTCGAGGCCCATAATGAACCCTGCGTCCAGTACCGCGCTTGTGGGTAGCGGCGGAAGGGTGGCTGGTTTGTTGTAGATAAACGGATACGCGCGGTATTCGTTATCGTTGTAAAATCCGGGACGAGGCATTAGACAACACTCCTGCCAACAGTATCAACAACAATTGTCTCGCCGTCAGCGTAAATTCGCAACACAGCGTCGGCGACTGCTTGATTTGTTGCTGTAAACGTGAAATTACCAAAATCATCAGGACCGCAGCCGTTGATTGTTTTTAGATATCGCTTGTTCGGAAAATCGTCGCTTTGTGGTTCGCAGAGGAACCGGCGAAACAGCGGCACACCCACGATGTCGACACGAATAACGCCCGGCCCGTCTTGGCGCAGCACAACACCCTGATCGCCGACTAACCAGATATCGCCGGTCAGGAATTGTTTTGTCTCAGGCCGCGCGGCTCGAACGCCCGGCTCGTTTGCGGGGATAGAGACGCTGCTTACAAATTCTGTCTGATCGATTTCAAACGTATACGTGCCGGCACCCCAGCCAGAAAAGCGCGCAAGCCCCGTATTTGTCGAGAGCAGCATTCCGGCTGGGCGACCGTATTGATCCGCAAACAGCAGTACGCCGTCTGCCGGCGGACTCAGCGGATTGTACGATGCCGACACGCGTGTGCTCAGCTCTTCATCGCCTACGTTTATTGTGACGCTTTGTGGCGCTACGACGATCGAAGATATGTAAACGCGTTGATACCCACCAATAATGAAAAACGACGCGTCAATAAACGTGTCTGGTGCGATTGAAATGTTTTCTGTAGTTTCGCTTTGCAGCCCGGCCGAGTCTGCAAACGGATACCGCGACGCTTCTTGCTCGTCGCGAAACTCTGGAAATAGAATTCGTGCGCCTGACATTATTGCACCACAAACTTGTTAAAAAACGTAGACGCTTGATTAGTAAATAAACCAATAGACCCGGTCACTTCGCCCGGGTTGTTGATACTGGTTGTGCCGCTCACCGGATGTGAGCCATTCAGCTCGGAGACGGAAAAAGAAACAGACAAGCTGCTGCCGTTCAACGACAGGCTTGCGTACATCCGGTACCAAATGTTTACTTTTGCGCTGTAATTGACTGACAACTCGTCGACAAATATGTCACCGTTGTACCGCAGTACACGCACCTTGCCGCGCGTCCCGTCGACGATAACGACAACATATCTTGTTACAACTTGACCCAGTTCCAGCGTCTGCATGTAGTTCAACACAAGGCCGCCGTTTCTGGCTGCTCCGTTTGTGCCTAGTTTGAACTCGGTCATGATCGAGCGATTTAGCGCCCAGTCAGTTGCGCAGTTTTTAAGCACGGCGATATTCGTACCGCCGATGCCGATAGACAGATACGTGCCGTGATTTGTTAATGCCGCGCCAAGCTCCGGGTCAAACTCGCCCGGTGCGCAGTTTCCGCAAATCGGCGGGGCAAGTGTTTCTTGCGGCGAGAACGAACCCGCTTTAGTAACAAAATACGCGTTCGGCTGACACGAGCCAAAATCAACGCAAAGCGGCAGCGGCATGCACGCGTAGTCAGGCGGATCTAGCGTCTCGTCTACAACCAGATCAATTGCCGTTGTCGGATCTGGCCAGCAATATTCGTCAATTACGATATCTGTCTCGACGTAATTTGAGTCATCCCATCGATACACCTTATTGGTATCAAAAGCTAAATACAGTTTGTCTAGTTCACCGGCTGGCGGAAATGACGCGCGATTTGCATACACCGTGATGTTTTCGCCGGTTGGCGCACAGCACAAGTCTTTAAATTCTTGCGGTGGTTTTGGTTTATTTGCGTCACATATAGCACCTAATCCAACATCCGTAACAATATCGGCGCCGCCGCAGCCGGCAAAATTTACCGCTGTAAAACCATCAAACACAATGTCGATGTTTCCATCGCAATCAGGCGCGACGCCGTTGATTGTTTCAATGGGCGTCTTTGGGCACGTGCCGCTTTCTGGACGCTGCGCGCACGGACCCAAAAATGTAGCCAGCGGGTTATAGTCGCCGGTCACAAGCGCGGTATCTAAGCGAAAGACAATCGCTGGGTACTCGACAGAGTCGTATTGAATCGTTTCGTACTTTGCCGTAACAGGCGAAGCGCCGATGACGTTTACTACTCCCTGCAGCGAAGTGCTCAAATTAATCTTGCCAATCGTGGGGATAGGTAGCGGGCGATACGGGCGCGCGTTTCTCGGTTGCACAAGTGTTTGTCGCGCTGCGCTGTATCGGCCGACAAATGGTGTATCTACACCGGGGCCGAACACCACCCACCCAGAGACGCCAGACGTCATAGCGGTCACAGGATAATTTACGTACGGCGCGACAGGTTGCGGAACTGACACGGCGCACACGGTCTGCCCGCTTGAATCAATCTCTGTCGCCGCGCCGAATAAGATTGTGACAATACCGGCGGATACCGTCATTCCCTGAACGTATAAATACTCGCCCAGCGTTGAAGAAAACCGAATATGGCAATCAACCAGAATGTCTTCGCGAATAAACGAACCTAGATCGTCGACACCCGTTGAAATATCGTCGAGCGGGTACCGGCGCGTGGACTGCAGGTTGTACCAATTTTGATTGCGAATAGGCATGGTTTAACACGGCGCCTCTGTTTTGCCTTCTGCGTTGCAATGCAGCGTTTGCGCAGTTTCAGCAAGAGCTGGTAGCGGCGGTAATCCGTCGTCTAGGTTGTTGCCGCAATTTGTCAAAATAGGTTGGGTGCTGCTCAGATATGTTCCTGTGAGTGTTCCGGTGATTACATACGGCCCGCGGGCACGCGTGTATTCTGGCTCTGGAGATGTCGGGTCATATTGGTTAAATTTGACGCGGAATTGCACGTACGCCGAATCGCCGGGTTTGATTTGCGGAAACGCAGCAGAATACTGAAAACCGCCGCCGCTAACAGTTATGCCGACAGCGGCGCCACGAATCCCCGGCGCATACATCGATGTGTGGCCGCATTCTAATTCTGGGCGAATGGCAACAGATGTCTGCGTCTCTGGGTTAGCTACGACTAGGTCACCGCTGACAGAAAGATTTACAGTCAACCGCGTCGGCTCCGTGCACTTGTCGCACGGGTTACACAGCATCATCACGATATCTAAATACGCGCAACGCTGCGGCACCATGAACAACCGCAGCGGACGTTGCACGCTACACGATCGTTGATCGAGCCAACGCGCAATATTGTTTTCATGTTCAGTGCGCACGTTTTCTGCGCGCTGTCCGATTAATTTGTAGCGGTAACTTGTTTCGTTCATGTACTTGGCGGTATTTGCGTAATCGTCGCAACCGCAGCATGGAGCGCAATCTGCGCCAACTTGCTGGTGCGCAGTAGTAGATGGGTTTACGGGGTGCGGCGCAGCAACGCCGACTGTCACGGGCCGGCGGACCCATAGGCAGTCAGTCGCGCCAAGTCTGAAGTCACCGTTCTCGGCAGTGACGCCGTTAATTTTAGTAATTGGCACCGCAACACCGCCGGGGCAGTTGCCGTATCGGCCCAGCCCTGTACCGGCCACAGCGCTAAAATTGACGCTTGTGATATTACGAAAGTTTTTTACGGCAGCGGGCGTTGTCGTAATTTCGGTGTTGTATCCGTTTCCAAATGTGAACGCGCCAGAGTATCGCGGCGATGTTGTCTGCCCGTTCCGCACGCGTAATGTCAGCAGTCTTTTTGGTATTTTATAGACAGCGCGTTCATCTAATATTGCGCGCGCTGGCGTTAAATAAAGATCGTAACTGCGCTCTGTGTCGTCGTCTGTTATCCCGTTGTCATCATCCGGCCATTTTTTATACGCAATCAAACTGCATACGGTATTTTTTCTTTGCCATCTAACGGCTGTGTACACATGGTTTGAGTCAATAACATGACAAATCGTCGACGAGTCTGCGCTTGTATCTAAAATTATGCGATCATTGGCGTCGACAACAACAATATCGGCTTGATTTACAGGTTGCGGAAAATCTGCTGCGGGTTGGTTACTTTGACAACCAAAACCGTATAAGTGTTTTATGCGCAATGGATGCTGCGCGGGCGGAACAGTGGCGTCGTATTCACCAGCGTCGTCGTAACTGAGATAAAAATCTGCAATTAAATACTTTATATCTTGAGATGGATAAACCAGCGGGTAATCTAATCCGCTTTGCGGTTGCACAACGCCAATACCACGGCGTGCGCGAGCGTCAAATGCAAAATTTTTATACGCCGCAATTGCGGCTTGCAACGCGGCGGCGGTGCGGGCGACAGCGGCTATGCGCACCGGTAATAATGCGGTGTGCGTAGCAATATCGGCTTCGATGTAACTTTGTTCGTTTTGCATGGCCGTAATTTTTGCTTGCTGTGCGCTTATAGCGTCAAGCACCCACTGCGGCACCGGCTCTGCAGGATCTTTTTGTCCGAAACTTGTCGCAAGTTTGTTGAGCGCGATTAATTGGTCAATCAAAGCCATAATAAATGCAGCAATCAGTTGCGCTCTAATCCCCAACGCCTGCAAGGCTTTTTCGCTAATTTCTTTTTCGGCGACGGCAAACTCGTACTCAAGTTGCCGAATAGTTTTAATAACAATAAAGCGACGCAATTGTTTGCAATAACGCTCCATTGCGTATAGAAGCGGCGCGCCAAGATCTAACGCAGCGAGTCGGTTATTTAACGCCGTAAGTTCTGCGTTTAAACTAGCGATCTCGGCAGCACGTAATTCGTTTGCCTGTTCGCGTGCGAGTATTTCTTGCTCTAATACCGCAACTTCAGCGTTACCGGCGAGATATTCGTTTGTGTATTGATAACTAAATGCGCTCATACTGCGTCTATCCGTTGTTGTTCGCGCTGCTAATTATTTAATTAGCATTACAACTGGAATCGCCCAATTTGCTGCCTAGTACGACAAGGCTCATCTGTGTAACTTCAGACCCGAGACGCGTGATGAAGTTCTGCAGCGTTGTCACGCCGTCACCGAACCGGTTGATTTGATTGACAATAGCGTCCAGTTCTGTGCAGCCGCAGCAGGGTTGCGCACACGTGTCGGCAAATTTTAAACCATTACTCATTGGCGTAATTTGAATGCAGTCGTCTGGCGCAAGAATGAAATTACCGTCTGTGCTGCACACGCCATTGATACACCGAATGCACGAACCTATTTCTGGTGTTTCGCAGTAACACTCTTCGTTTAAATTGGTCCCTGAAATCGCATCAAAAATGATTTCGGTTTCCGTAGCAAACGAGACTGCGGTAATACGTACGTTGTTTCCCGCAACAAGTGTTACGTCGCCGTAAATAGGCGCGCTCATTTCACCGTTGTTTGAAACGCGCAGCCGGGTAACCGCGCGCAGCATTGGGCGAATAGTATCAGGTTCTAACTCGCCGGCAGCAAACGTAAATTCGTACAACCCGACCGGCATTTGATCAATTTCGTCGAGCGTGCCGAGTACAATCCGGCCGACGCAATCATCAAAGTTGTCTAGCCCGCCGAGCGCGTATGATCTATTTGGTTGGTAATTGCTGCGAACAATATTTGCTGCAGCAACATCAACAATTGTTCCGTTGTTGTCATAACCAACGGTGATATTAAAACCCGTCGGCGCAACTAACAGGCTTTTGATAAAAAAACGATTTGGCGCAAAAGCCAGCCCGGAATGAATCGGCAGATATAGCGCGACAATAAAACTGTCGGGGATCGTGAACGTGCCGCCGGGGTCGTTTGATTTTTTTGTGGCGCGCTCGGTCAGCGGGTACGACCGCTGCGAGTTGTGGTTGAGCCACTGTAGATTCCAGTTTCCAATCGGCATGGTGGCTCACCTATTACGTTGCGCTATAGACGATACCCGTGACGCGCAACACGCCGATTTCTCCGTAGACGTTATCTTCGGCGCGACCGATTGTGATTAGCGCGGTGTCTCCGTGCGCAACGCTAAAGGCAGCGCTATCACGCGTGATAGCGTGATCAATGAACAAATTTGCGCTTGAATTAAACGTGAGCGCGGCGTCGGTTGTTGCAAGACCTAACCCGTCGGTTAGCGTAGGGTCGGGCGATGCCAGCGTTCGACGGGTCATATACAGCGACGGCATAACTTTTCTCTGCAGTTGCGTGCCGTCACGCCCGAACAACTGCACGCGAATTTTCATCATCAGGTTGTCGCCGAGATTGCTGCCCGGCACGTTAAAACGAAGGCGCAACAACGACGCCTGCCCGCCCGGAAAACCCAGATACGGAATGTCCATGTACAGCCGTTCGACCGTATCGCTGAGCCGGATAATCTGCGGCGAGATCTCTCGCTCCACCAGTTGATCCGTATAGTCGATCTTGAGAATGCCTTGATGCAGTGTTACCGGGCTTGATGTCGTGAGGTTAAACTGTTGTTTTTCCTGCGTGGTCAACACGCGCGGATTTGGACGCGAGCCGGTGATTGCAATTTGATTTGATAGCGTAAACGCGCCTTCAGCCAGCCAACCGCGCTTTAATTGATGTCGATTGACGACTCCCTTTAGCGCTTGTCCGCCAGTCGCTTCGGCAGCGGCAATCTGCAGGTCTAGATTAAGCTGAAGATCCCCAGTCGACGCCGGATCATCCGCGCAATTTGAAATAGCAATCGGGCTTGTAACTGTTGTAGCAGTAGCGGTGGGCGTGGTCTCTGGTGCCGTACCGTCTACGTCTTTGACGACGCTAGTGACAACGTTACGATCATTACCGGAGAGCATGCGCAGATACACAACCGACACGCGCATGTTTTCGTAGCGAGGGCATTCGCCGGTGCCGACCGGATGCGTTGTCGGTGCCGTAAACGGGATATCGCCGGCGCAATTACTCATCCACCAAATGCCGTTGGTGTCGCAAATTGCCAAGCCGTTGCGGCCGAGCGGGATTTCGGTGGCGCCGACATGGTCAGCGCCCTTATCCCACAACATGGCCACCGACTGAAGCGGCAGCGGCGGCCAAACGTTAGCCAGCGACGAATGCTGACTCAGGTTGTAACCAAACAGAGCGCCGTTCGGGGCTTTGCCGTTAAAAATATCATGACTCGCGGGCAGCCATCCGGGCAACTCTGGATTTGGATCGGTGATTACGCGATGACTTGCGCCGTTATGGACGATTGTCGCGGGCGTACCGGCGGGCTGCGCAACAAGATCAAATCGGTAATGCGTGTGCTCGTCGATGAAGTCGCGAATGTGCGGCATGACCACAACGCGCGGCACCGTCGTGCAGCTGTCTTTCGGGCCCTGCACGTGGCAGACACTAACCGTGACAGCCGGGCGCTGCTTTACGAGCTTGCCGGCCTCCGACGCCGACAGGTAGTAACGGCCCGGCGTGATTGCGCCGTCGATAGCGTTGGCTAGTTCGGGAATATCGACAATGCCGCGCAGTACGATATCGCCCAATGTTTCAGAACGTTTGCGTACGCAGATGCCGACGCAGTCTGACGACGGCTGTACGACTAGTGTTTGCGTGTTGGCGTCTGGCTCAACGGCCGCCAGTGCGGGCTCGTAACGATGCTCGGTCCAGTTCCAGTAAACCGGCTGTCCGGGCAGTACGGAGCTGCAGATAGTCGCGTTGCTGTCGACTAGGACTTTACCAAGCTCGGCGGCGTCGAGCCGGTCTTTGAGGTAATCCGTGCGGTCTTCGAGCGTACGGTCTGGGCGTGAAACGACGCCAGCCTGTACAGGCTCGCCCGGATTGACGTGTTTAATATTGTGCAGCCAGTTCCCGGACATCCTTGTCCTCCGGCAGTTAGTTGATTACAAGAACGCGACATCCCACGTGATGCCGATTTGCGATGACGCTTCCTTGGTCACCTGATTTCCGCCGCTAAAAATTGTCCGCGCAAACACGACGTCTTTTGATCGGTCGCTTAATACCGGCGCGGCCACTAAAGCTGCCGCGTACACTCGACTGTTGTTTGCGCTGCTAAATTGCCGCGCCGCGCCCGCGTAGACAACGCGAGCCTCTGAGGTCTGCGCAAAGAACGTAAGCTGATTGCCAGATTGATTGACTGGCAAGTTGGCGTCGTAGCCAGCTGATACGCTCAGCGCCGGTTCAATGCTCAGCGGGACGCGAATAAAATTGCGCGTCTGCGAATCGCTAAGCGAATTGTAGTACGTGATATCGACATTGCGACCAAAGCTGGGTGTCGATACAGTCAGCGCGGGATCGATGTTTTCGTACTCGATGTACATCGCCGAAATGTGATAGTCCAGCCGATCAGGTTGCCGACGATAACCCAGTTGCTTGGCTGCGATAAATCCCCAGCCGTATTGGATCTGGTTTGCTTGCGCGAACAGCGGCAGCTTCAGGCCGTTCTTTTCGTCAATGCGCCACACCGACACGTGTCCGCGTACGCCAAAAGCGGGGGTAATGTTATCGGTAGCCATGTGTTGTCCTTATTGGCAGGTACCGGACACGAGTCTGGCGGTGGCGCCTAAATCGTGCACCAAAGACACCGGTACGTCGTCGTTTGCGGGGTTCATTCCTGTAAAGCGCGTTACGGCCTCAAAAACGGCGTTCTCTGGCGTTATCTTATCTTTATCGACCGCCAGCTCGAAAATTACGATCATTGCCGTTTGCGGCGGTAATAACTGACGTAGATGCCTAATATTGTACAGTCCCAGATGATTTAGCCCTAGCGCGCTTACCGAGATTCTTACCACAAATACGTTGTTGCGCAGCACGTTTTCAACTAGGAAACGTAACGGGTTAATTGTCTTCGGTAAATGCGCGGTGTTGGGTTCTGTGCCCGCGTTGACGCGTTTATCAAGTAACTGCGCCAGCGTGCCAATTTTGAGCCGTGGCGCACAATCTGGTTGCGCTTTGCGGAACTCGGCCGCCTGTACGCCGCGCTCGTGGATCTCGTCAAAGAACTGCTGCACGTCTGCCGGGTAGCCGCCTAAACGGAATTTTACGTATGTGTAGCCGGTGTGGTGTGCTGTGTTTACTTCGAGGGGCACGTTTTGGTTTTCAAAGACAAGGTCGCCGTAAAAGCACGACGAGAGAAATCCGCTGTCCAGTGCCAGCGCTGTAATAGCCCGACGAACTGGCTGACAAGAATCTGCATTTGGGTCAAGCAGCAGCTCGTCCTCTGTTTCGGTCGCTAGCGGTTCCCACGCGTTACTGGTCAAAATGTTATTCGGCGGGGGGCAACAAATAATCTCTCCCGGTGTTTCTCGCGCATACGTGTTGCCAACAAAGAACTCATATACGTCAATACCGCGAACAAGCGGCGTACCGGCGTGAATAGTCTGTCCAACTTCAACGCGCGGCACAATGTTTTCTGTAAAACGATAAACTGCCTTGTCCGTCACGATCAGCAGACCGCGGGCATCGTCGTCAACAAGCTCGACGGTTTCTATCGGCCCCATACTGACTGGTACGCCGCAGATAGCCGCGATTGCGGCGTCAAGCCCGGCCGCTGTGGCGCCGCCCTCGACAAGCCCGGAAATAATGGCATTCGTTAAGTCTTTGTATGCCTGACTTGTGCGGAGTTTGATGCCAACCGCGTACGCAAACTGGTTGAACACCGTGTTGTAATCAAACTGCCCACAAAACCCCCACAGCGCCAGCTCTTCGTCGTCTGCGTTGTCGGGCGACGGGCGCTTTGTAAACACAGGGTTTTCAAATGGGTCTTTGGCGAAAACGATGGCGTTGCGCGTCGTGTCAATCAGGAAGTCTGAGTTTTTGATCAGTACGCCGGTGGGATATGTAATGCGATTAAACAACTGCATCACGTCGGTCAAATTTGGCGGCAGCGGGAACGAAAAGAAGGTGGTTGTCGGCGGCACGTCAAACCGCAGGCCAGAATCAAACGTAGCCGAATTGCGGTCAAATTGTGTGATTGTTGTGCGCGCGCTGTTGCGCTCTGACTTTTTTAAGACGATTGGCGTCAGCGTCTCAGTGTGAAACAGCGGTACGTCAAAGCGGCTTAACGACTCAATCGTTTCAATGAGGTTGTGATACGTTTGATTTACAACCTGTGCGGTCGCAATTGCGTACGAATGCACCTGATCTACGCCCGTGTATGTGCGCGCCCAGAAGCTACCCAACGCCGCAATTAGGTTGCGGCTGCGGTCAAAGTCAGACCCGGGGTATACAAATTCTGGTTTGTTCATGATCAGTTAGCCCAGCCGGCGGAGACGACAGATACCGACACGTCTTGCGGTCCGGTTAAAAACACAGTTGTACGGCCTGTAACAAGACGAGCTGCGTCGGTGGGTAGTTTCAAAATTGTGTTGTCGCGCACATACGTAGTGCTGCCGTCGGGGCGGCGGATGCGGCCAAACATATCAATACCGCCAAGCGCTTGCTGGCTGGACAAGTGCTTGTGCGCAGCGTTACTAATAACTGACGCGTGCAGCTGCCCGGAGAACCCAACACCGGCGACCGCGGCGCTGACGCTCTTTTGAATCGCTTCAATATCGGGCGTAACGACGGCGGGGCTTTTACGGATCTCAAACGAAATCTTTGTGAAACACGGCACCGCGGCTTTTACCAGCACGTCGGCAGCGCGTGGGCGGGTGTCGCGCCCGGCAAAATAATCTTGCAGCTCGCCAATCAGGGGCATTCCAGTCGTAGTGACAGCGTACCACTTTTTCGTCTGGTTTGGGATGAGCGCTCCCGCCGGTTGGATAGCGGTGTTCACAAAACGGATAACAGCTGTCTGATATCGTGTATACGCGCTTTCGTGGAGATACAGCACGTCGGGCACGAAATCCAGCTCTAAGAAATCGGCCGTTCGTGTGTCTTGCAGCACGGAGTAATTTGCCTGCGGCACTCCAGCCAGCGCCGGATCCACGATGCGTGTGACTTCGTAAAACCCGGGAGCGGTGTTTCGACCGATTGAGACCTGCCAGACAGTGCCGGTTGGTGTGCCGCCAACCAGAGCCTGTTCGTCGCAATTCCCGGTTGGATTCGTCGGGGGCGTGTAGGGGCCGACGTATGTTGCCTCTAGCAAGTGTTCAATTTCTTGCGCGTACGAATTGGTCTGCGCGTAGATGTCAACTTTTCCGCCGCCAGAGATCGGAAACAGGGAATGCTGGTCGCGCTGCTGTTCCGCGTCGCCACAACCTAATACAGACAGGTGCTCGGTGTTTTTGAAAGCCGGTTGCGCCATTACAGCCGCGGTGTAGCTGGCGCGGCTACCGACTGTCTTCGCAGCCAGTCCGGTTGTCAGTCGCGCTAAATAGTCTTCGTTGGTGGCTGGGTCGCGGCCGGCAATAAAATCTGCCGCGGCGAAGGCGGCCGCCACGTTGTTTAAAAGGTTGTCAGGAATCAGATTGACGCCGCGCTTAATGTTGCCCGCTGCGCCAATTGAGCGTGCCACTACATTAACCGTCGCCGCAAACGTACCGTCGCCAACCGGGATCATTTTGCGCTGATTCGCGTCAGTCAGTACGTCAGTCGTCGTAGGCGGTAATACGAGAAACGACCCGGTTGGTACGAAAATGGTTTCGGCGTCTTCGGCTGTGAACCGCACCGTATCGGGAATCTCGGTGCGTACGTCTGCATTGAAAATGATCGTAATCGAACCTACAGCCGGAGTGCCGTTGTCGCGCTGCACGTTGAAATTAGACAATACTTGATCGACGATGTCCGGGTCGGCAAGCGTCGGGTCCTGTGTGATCTTTAATAAGCTGTTGCTCTGTTGGACGCGCGTGATGTTTTCCTGAATCGCGGCGTTTAGCAGGCCGTCAAAATACAGCACAAGATCGTGAAATACGCCGCGCGTTAGCTCGACCTCCGGGTGGCGTTCCGCCATAAGTTGCGACAACGTCGCAACCATTTCTTGCACCCTAGTCGGGTTAAGCTGCGTTAAACTGGTTATTTCAATCGACATATTACACCTGTGGCAGCGTGGCTACCGGTAAAATTACAACCCGCTCGTCGCCGGCGATGCTTGTAATCATAACACGCATGTTTAAATATCCCGGCAGGATTGCGACAGATAGCAATTCTGCGTCGTCAAACCGCTCGTCGGCCGGCATTCCTTCGTATTCTTCGTTTTGGAGCGTGACGCGTAACCGAAGATTGGCGTCATAAAAGTTCTGCGTAACGTCAAGCTGGCTGCGCATCTGCCCCTGTCGGACCAGCTGCATAAAATCGGTGCCCCGCTCAGGGAGGCCGGGCATTGAACCGATTTCGGTCAGGAACTCTAGCGCCCAGCGTTGCGCCAGCTTTTGAATGCCGACGCAAATAAGCCCGCTATTGTCTTCGTCATATAAGACGAGACCGAGTTTATTATCGCGCGCAGTGTTGACGTTCTGCAGCGCGAGGTAGTCATATTTGCGGTTTGCAAAGTCAGCTAGACTCATGGTTAACCTCCGGCCGCGCCGGCATCAATGTGCGTTTGTACGTTGTCTTTGAAGAACGAAAACACGCCAACTTTTGTTTTCCCGTGACCTTGTAGACGCCCGTGCATGAACGACATGCAACGAGCGTAGCTTGCGTGGCGTGTCCGCCACGCGCGTTCTTCTACTGCCATAAAGTCTGCTTGCCATTTCATTGCTATTAAATCGCCCGTCGTGCCGCCTTGCTTCTCCGGCCCCGAAAGTACCGAGTCCGAATAGATCTGATTAATGTTGTTGCGGTCCCAGCTAGGAAAACTCATGCCGGGAACGTCGAGCAGTTCTTTTGTTTTGATTTCTTCTGGTGTGTGCCAAGGACGCCAGTCCGTCATGTAATTTTTAAAGACTTCGGCCATTTTCTTGGCGCGCTCTTCTAGCTGGTCGATACGGGCTTGGAACTTTCCGTCGACTTGCCCTTTTTTTGCGCCGAGGCCGGGTTTTTCTTCTGCCATGACCGCTCCTTAGAAATTGCCTTGAGTGTATTGTTTATCGAGCATCGCCTGAATCTTGGCGGCGCGTTGGCTTACCGCGCCGGGCGTGATGTTTAACCGCCGTGCGATTTCTTGCGTGCTGGTTTTTTTTCGCCCATTACGGCCGAGTGTCATATCCGCAATTAACTTGTCGATTGAGCCAAGATCTTCGTAGACAAAGTTAAACCACGCATCAGCGGATCGGTTACTGTTTGGAATCGTGCTTGCTACGTCGCCACCGTAGCTTTCTTCGTCAGTGACTTCGCGTGTCGTCATGCCTTCGGATACCGGCTGATTAAACGCGCGAATTTTTTGAATACGGCGTTTTGATAGCCCGGTGTGATCAGCCAGCTCGTCGTCAGTAGGATCGCGACCTAGCTGGTCATACAGCTCGGATTCGTTCTCCGTTAGCCGACCGTAATCGAGGCCGACTTGCTCAGGAATCGAGATGATGTTTTGTGCCTGCGCAGACACTCGGCGCAGGCTCTGTAACTGCGACAGCAGATGAGTGCGCACGTTGCCGCGTTGCGGGTCGTAAGTATCCAGCGCCTTGAGCGCCATAAGCCGCGCTTTGGATTTAATTGTCGGGCTGGCGTTTTGACCGGCGTAACTCATCACAGCTGTGTCGATAACCGGCTGAAGTGTTCCTAGCAGCGCTGTATTTGTTTCCGGCGTTTTAGCGTGCTGCCACTGCGTATAGGCGTTATCAAAGTCGGTGCTGACGCCCGTCGGCCTCCGCGCCGAGAACGGTGCAGGCACGTCGCCTAAGATAGACGGCATGCCGGCCGGCGTACTGGTTTTGTTATCAGCCATGATTATGCCTTCTTGAGCGGGCCGCCGGGCCATTTAGTACTGTCTTTGTACAACGGAGCATATGTCTGTGAAATAAGTGTCGTGTCTTCGTCTTCTTCTTCTGTTCGAATATAGGCCAGCCCAAATGATGTACCCGCTAACGCGCGTTCCGCATTGATCGCGTACGACACCTGCGTGACGGACGCGATCATCGCACCGTCTGATTGAATTTCCGAGTTTGGCAGTTCAATTCTAACAATACTGCCCGGAGCAATATCGAACCGCAGTTTGCCCGATAATTCGCCGTAACGCTGGCTCAAAAACTCTGTTTTGTAGAAATGTTCTGCAAAACGTTTACAAACACCGTCCGCCATTCCCTGCGCGACGTCCGCCGGCAGCAGCCACTCAGGCGGCGGCTCACCTTCACCATACCCCCCACCCGAAACACAATCTCCGGGGCACTTGCCTTTCACTGCGGTCGTTGCGCCCGTAAAAATTGGCCATGGCGCCATATTTGTTAGCCACGACGGCAAATCTTTAAATAGCTTTAACCCGGGACGTTCTTCCCCGGGTTTAAACGGATACTGACCCGCTGGTTGTGTGTACACATCCGCCATACGAACTTGCCCGCCCGTCGACAGCATCGGGTCCATTTGTTGCGGCCAAAATACGACCACGCTGTCAATGAGCTGACTCATAGACGCGTTAAAGTTGGCGTAGCTATATTCGTCGCCTTTGATGACGTATTTTTTATTGCCATCATGCTTAAGCCCGCCAAAAAACGGAACCACGTATGCGTGTTCAATTGCCGGCGACACCGCAAAGAAAAACTGCGACGCGTATTCGCCGACAAGCTTTCCCCAAAACGATGTGTACGCAAATGATTCCAGCGCGTCCTTTGTCAACGCCGTACGCACCGACTGTTCAATGTTGTTGCCGTTTAAGCCGTCAAGGTTTAAAGCTAGCTTGGCGTTACCCGGCGCAACGGGCATGCGTTTTAACGCTTTTATTGCTGCTTCGTTTGGGCGTGATTGCGGTAACTTATACTCAGCCATTTTGTTGAAGATCGGTTTGATAACCTCACCCCACAGGTCGCGCGAAATCTTGTCTTTGCGGATGAGATCGCCGTTGGCGTCAATAATCGGAACGCTGGAGTGCGCGTTACCTTCCGTCTGCAACGCCACAAAGGCTGCGTTTGTGGCCATAAGGAACGGCGCGTTTTGAAACCATTTGCCGTTGAGGGCTGACGAGTTGTTCAAGTCGTCGAGCCAGTGGATGAGTTGCAGCACGTAGTTAGCGCTGTTGTGCGAGCGCTGATACCCAATGCCTGCAAGCATGCCTTCAAATATCACAAACCGGCCGTTCTCCATTTTGTCTTTCTGCCCGGCTTCGGGGATAATTCTGAGCCAGACAGTCACAGGATCGCGCGGTTTGATTTGTTTACGCAATTTATGGATCGTCGCTTCGCGTTTCTGACCCGATGCCGCGTCATATCCGACAGCCACGGTGAGCGACGCTGTCGGAATGCTGTTCAATCCAAACGTCGCCGAAATAGCTACGATGTCATCAAACACGGTGTCTTTGATCTTGGCCGTGATTTCAAACTTGGAGTAGACGTACGGCTGTTTAGCCATTTGTATGCCTTCTTACGCTTTCCATACGGTAAATAAACGCCAGCACTAAACCGGCAAGGCGGTACGCCGGTAGCGGATGATCAAACCACAGATTTTTGAATGTTGCATATGGTTGCGCGTCGTCAAGGCCAAACAGCTCAATAAATACTGGCTCGCCAATCAGCTCCAGTGTCGGAAACAATGTTGTAATAGCCGGCGCAGGATTTGCGTTTAGTGCGACATACCAACGACCGTTGAATGTCGTTGGATCTGTTGTTAACCGCTCTAGCCTCAATTTGATATCTGTTTCTGGTAGCGTAATGACCGGCAGATCGCCCGCCGACCGTTCTCGTGTACGTGGCGCCGGGTCGTATACAGTTTGCGTTGTTAAAAACACTTCGGCATCTGGGTCGAGTTCTGTGAGCAGCACGCCGCGATTGTCTTCAAGTGTTAAAAACTCATCTTCTTCGCTCCCCATCGGTTTGGGTGGCACAGGATACAACCCCATCGTGTACTGGCGGTTTGCGCGACCAGTGCTGTTGCTGGCAATAAACTCGCCGCCAATCGCGACATTCCTTGGCGCGCCCGCTATTTGTGTAACGCGCAACGACGGCTGATATTTAAACTCGTTTTCTGCGGGTTCCGGCCAGTACGTTATCCGTTGATCGAGTTTGTGCAGGTATTCAACCGCCGGTGTTTGATGGATGTAGCTAAGCAGCTCTCGCGCACGAAGATTCAAAAATCGCTGATCAGGGCTGCTGCCAAACAATACGCGACGCACTGTGTTCAATACAGTCGGCAAAACTAGCGGCCGAAACTCTGGCGGAATGTATTCATATCCCGCTTGTTGTTTCTGCGCGCTCTGCGCCCAGATATTTAACAGTAATGTTCGGCCGTGATTAATCATGTTATTTTTTGGGCACGATGTTGAAACGAAGCGACCACTGCCCAACAAGTGTCTGCGGATCCTGCAACTCTAAACGCATGCCGGTTAAAAAGGCCCAAAACGTGGAGTTTGCGCAATCACCGATTGTGACAGACATCTTGCCGTTTTCTTTAATGCGATTTTTTTGATAGAAGTCGTAGACGTTACAAATTTTTGCGCTGTCTGCGCCGGGGCAGGGTTTTACAAAACCAAAACCAGACACAGTTAATTCACCCACACGATCGCCAAACGCGTACACGTAAATAAAGTCATTTACGGTGTGAAGGAATTGATAGTTTCCGTTTAGTTCTAACGCAAAACCGCTAGTTGGCGCTGTCAGCTGCCCGCCTTTAACGCCACCAAACTTGATTTTGAAAATAGCGCCAGTGCAGTTTTTGGGCTTAATAATTGCCACAGCGCCGGCGCATGGAGTAAAGGCTACTGGCATGGGTTACTTTCCGTAGTTTGCGCCGGTGCCGCCAGCCATGTCGACTGGCGGTCCGTTATCTGGGGTATCTTCCATGCGATGACCTGTGGCCGCCAGCACGGCCTCTGAGAGTCCGTGCAGCGTCAACGTGCCGTTGACGTTCATATCGCCACCACCGCCGCCGCCCATCCCGCCCGCCGGTCTTGCAGCGTCGTATTGCGAGATTGTGTCGCTGAGGTAGTTGTAACGGGCTTGGTCTTTTTCATCGTCAAAGTATTCGCCACTCCACCAGCTCGTTTTCTTTTTCTTCTCAAGTTCGCCGAGCCGTTGCCGCGCGGATTGAATCGGGTCAGCCGACTGCATGTCAAGGAGCGCTTGTTCGGCTACCAATCGTGTATGCGGTTTTTCAACGACCTGCTGTACTGAGCCGTCCGCCCCTGTAACGTTTACTTTTTTGGCGCCACCACGTTGTTTAAATTCCGCTTTTTCTTTGGCGGTGCCGTAACGCTCCACGTCGGCAGCGGCTTGCTCTTCTGTATATTCTGGGTTGTACGGAACGAATACGCGCTCAGAAACGTCTTGATGACCGCCAAAGACATGCCAATTGGATTCGCCACGAATTTCGCGCATCGATAGGGACGTGCCGGCCATTTGACCCATTCTGTTAAACGGGTCGTGCACTGTGAATTCTTGAATGTCGCCGGCGTTGCCTGCCGTTTTACCGCCCTGCGCCATCGACTGCCGGCGCTCCATTAAGTCGGTGCGCCGTTCTTTGTCTTCCGCGTTGTAGTCCAACCAGTTGTCTTTATTTCGTTCTTCGATAGCTGCCAGTTCTTTATCTATTTCTCCTATCGCGTCGGCGCGGCTTTGTGTGCGTGTACCGCCAGTCGGACCCGCCGGCGTCGGCGGGTGACTTGATTGATGCGACGCCGCCGAATGACCTGCGCGATTCAGCTGCTGCACCTGCCCGGGCGTGAGATTCTGCGATGATACGCCAGCGCCAGTCTTGCTTTCCGCGATAGCGCCGTGAATACGCTCCATGTTGGCGAGATCATCGTCGCTTAGGTTGTAGAACATTTTTGCCGCATCAGGCGCTTGCAGCGCGCGGCTGAAGTTCGTCATCGCATCTTGTTGCGCCGCTGGATCCAACTTGTTGAACAATTTAACCGCGTCGGCAGATGGCAACGTTAAAAGTTGTTGTCGCTTTTTCTGGTCTGTAAGCGCGTTTTTTAGCGCCGCGCCAGTCGGATCTTTACCGACCTCGTCGAGCACGGTTTGTTGGTCTGTAGTAACTTTTTCGGTGGCTGAAGCAACACCTTGTCCATGCGCGCGTTTAGCTTCTTCAGCTACACGTAGTGCGCTAGTAGTGCGACGTACAATAGCTTCTTTGTCTTTACCCATGACCGCGGTTAATTGCTTGCGCGCTTCAGCGCGAGCGGCTTCTGGGTCCATTCCCTCCATAATGAACTGATCGGTTAGGTGTTGCGTCATGCGCCCCGTCATCGCCAACGCGCGCTCTTCATCAGATTTTCCGACCGTATCACCCATCTGATTTACAGCGACGTCTGACATAGCAATGCTAATTTGCCGCAGCCGCTTTTTGCGCTGCGTATCGAACTGCGAATCAGACATACCTTTCGGCCGTAATTTTTCATACTCGGCTTTGTCGTAGTTCTTTTCGAGCGAGTCGTAAATGCTTTTGCCGACGTCGGCGGAAATACGATTTGAAGTTGCAGTTCCCCGTTTTTGCGCTTTGGCGACATCAACCGGAGTTTGCTCCAATCCCGCACCGGCAAGTCCGCCAATATCGCGCGCAACGCGGAGCGCCTGCGCAACGCCGCGGGCCTGCTCTTTTTTCTCGTCCGATAATCCGCCCCACCCATCCCACGCGGCAGACATCTGTTTTTCAAAGTTGGTGCTGTCAGCGGCCAGCGCAGCAGAAGCAAACTTTTCGATTTGCGCGGTTGTCGCACCCGCGCCCAGCGTTTGCTGCGCCATAGCTTTGGCGGCCGCCTGCACGTCTTCGGCTTTGCCGGTATTAAAGCCGCGCATAATCAGATCTGCGCGGTTTCGCTGCTGTTCGTTTTTTGCCCGTTCTGCATCTGTGCTGCCGGCTGCTGTATCAGCAGACTTCATCTTGGCCGCGCCACGTAATTGACCCAGCTCGTCAGCTGTGAGCTTTTTACCGGGATCAACGCCGGCCATGATCTTGAGTTGCTTGGCTTCGGCGCCGTCTGGATTCTTTTGCGCGGCGTCGGCCATCGTGTCGATCTGTTTCTCGGTTACGCTTGCCTGCGTATACATACGCGCTGCCGCCACAAGTCCTTCTTGCATGTCTGGCGCGTAGCCCTGCAGCAGCGAATCTTCAGAGGCGATATTGAAAATGCGTTTTAACGACTCAGTGCGCGTACCGGCGTTATCGCCGGCTAACCGTTCCAATTCGTCGCCAACGCGCTGCATAACGCCCGACTCTGTTCCGCGAGAAGCCAGCTTAAATCGATCGGCTCGCCGCTTGTTCATCTCTTCTTTAACTGTGGCTTCGTCGGTAGCGCCCTGATGGTGCATTTGTTTATGTGCTTCAATAGACACTCCAGTGCGCTGCTGCGAAATGGCGCTCGTCTCAGAGTACGTCGCCAAAAGCGTGTCGCGGCGGTCTGATTCATTCGCGCCGTAAAACGCGCTGAAGTACTGCTCGGCCATACGCTCCGCCGCCGCGCCTTTGAGCCCGCCGCCAGCGCTACTCTTAAAGTACCGCACCAGTTCTTCTTTGCCGCGCTTTTCAAGTGTCTTTACGCGCTCTTCCGGCGTCATGTCGGCTGTTTCGTCCATCATGATGCCGGTCATTTTGGTAGCAAAACTTGTCGCAAGCGTGCTATTACGTGAGTGAAAATCCTCCTCCGACATACCAGACGGTTTTAACTTTTTGAACTCGTCACTACCCATACGGTCGACAATTGCGCCGGCATGAGCACGCGACAGATCGCGTTGCAGCTCAAAACGTTGCGTTTTGTATGCGTACCCAGATTTCATGTACTCCTCGGTCCCGATCTGGTCCGTCATGTAGGCGCGAAACAATCGGTCATCTGCGCCGCTTTCGCGCGCCATGTTGTAAAGACCTTGCACACCCTGCTGGCCGGCCATTTCCGCTAGGTTGAAAGTCTTACCCTTGTATTCGTATTTGTCTTCTCCGCGCTTGTAAGCTTGCATTGCCGCAGCTAATTGCGTGTCTTTGTATTTATCTGGATTCTCAGACACGAGTCGATTCATGGATGCCAGCGCGCGTCCAACAGAAGATGCGTCGCCACGCGTAGACATTGCCGACATGCGCGCTTCAGCTTCGGCCCGGTTAAGCTTGCCAAAACCGGGCTTTTCAAACACGCCGGCGTCAGCCATGGCTTGCCCGCGCAGCAGATCGCCCGCAAGACCTTTTTCGGCTGTGACTTCCTGCAGCCCCATTCCGCGGGCCATGGCTTTCTTTTCAGCCGCGATGGCGTTCAAATTTTGCAGATCTGTGTTTGTATCTCGGGCGGCTAACCTAATCTCGCGCACCATTGACTCAACTTTGCCGGCGCTCATGTTGCCTTGCGCGCCGTTTGTTAAGTGCTGCAAGTTGGCAATGAGTTGCTGGATCGGCGCGTTTGGGTTTCCGTTGTCGCCGAAAATTTCTCTGATCGCAGCTATGGAGCCGTTGTACTCTTTCACTGCGCGCGACACGCTCTTGGCGTCTAACGCGTTAGCGGCCAAACCGACGCCTTCAAGTTGTTCAATTTCTTCAGCAGACTTAGCGCGCGGATCTTTTGACTGAAATTTGTCGACTTCTTTGAATGTGTCGTCTAACCTCTTCCGAAACGACGGTAACTTGTCTGACAGCATGATCTTTTGCTCTTCTTCGCTGGCAGAGGCGTAAGCGGCGTCACGGGAAGACAGCTCTGAGTGACCAAACTGGCGGGCCAGCTCGTTCATAGTCTTGTCGTCTCGCTTGGTACTGCTGAGCGCTTTTACGCGGTCAGCAGCCGACATGGCGCCGAGGCTCTTGGGAAGGCGGCCTTGTTGAAACAACGTCTCCATCATCTCGCCGCTGGCCACTGCTCCAAACCCGTGCATCTCGTCGAGGTTGGCGTCTTCGCCGTACAAGTTTTGATATACATTTTGCGAAAACTGCTTTAACGAGTCCGACGACATGCGCGGACCCTGCCCACCCGCGTCCGGTCGGAAAAAACCAATCCGGTTGGTAGCGGCGGCGATGGCCGTCGGATCGCCACGTCGACCGAACATGATGCCTTCGAGATTTTCGGCGCCGATTTGAGACGCGGCAAACTGTTTAAATATCGGGTTGTTTAATACCCGCGCGCCGATATTTGCGTGTTCGCGGTCCAAATCGGTAACGGGTTGACCGTCATTAACAAAACGTTGCGCGCCAATTAACTTCTGAGCAACTTGTGAGTTGCCCGCCATGTTCGCCGCCTCGATAGCCGCGGCACCGTGACGCTGGTATCGCGCGGCCGTAAACTGATCGAGGCGGGCTTGCCCGGGCGCCTGATGCGCTAGAAACGCGTCTTGCCCGAACGCGCCCTGTACGAGCGCGGGGCCGTACATATTGGCCATGTAGCCAAACGCGTCGTCTACGTGGGCAGCGTTTTGAAACGGCGAATATACAGGTGGGGCGTACGGATTACCTGTATAGTTCTGGGTAAAGCCGGCGGCGTTTTGTGTGTGATATTGAGCCATACGCCACCGTCATTTTCCGACATTCAGTTCTTTGTAGCGTTCAATAAGTTCCTGCGCTGCTTTGTCAACTATTATAGCTTTTTTAGGGTCTGCTTTTGCTGCGTCTTTCTGCGCTTCTTTTACATTATCCCACGGAAAAAGTGTTGTTTGAATGTTTTCCAGCAATTCGATTGAGCGAGTTTTGGCGTTACCAAAACTTTCTTCGGTCAAACTGCCGTGCGCTACAAGAGCAAGCCAGTGCCTGTGCGCTGCTTGCATTAATTCGTAGTCTTCTCGTCGCGCCATCTCCGTGAGTGTTAGCAGGTGCTTTATTCGCCACTGTCTGTTTTTGGGATCGGCACCGGTGTAATCAATTACACCGGAAACGGCAGCCCGCACCATGAAGGCTGCTACCCGATCCCGTTCCAAAAACTTGGTTCAAGCGCCATAGCTTCCATCGCTTCAACCAACCGCTGGAACTTGCGCAGGTGTGTCGCGGCAAGGCGGCGCGTTACTTCGTGCGCGAGCGCCTTGCTGTGCACAAACTCGCGCGCAGCCGGGAGCGCTGTCTGATTGGGCTTATCCGGGTTGACGTCAAATTTAAAGTCGCTCAACTGCGGTACGATCACAAGCGGCTTTCCGTTGGCGTCGTATACGGCGGCTAGTGAGCAGGCCATACGGTACTCAAACAACCTTAAAAACCACTCGGCCTCCGACAAGATCAGGTTATCGTTCTGGTCCAGCAGGAGCTGTCGCTGGACGTCAAAGTTCTCGTCGGCCAGCATGCTGCGAAACTCCAGCACGATCTTGCCGCCCATCAGCTCAAACCGGCGCGTAAACCGAGACCCGCCCAGAATCGTGACAAGGAAGTCTTCTTTGTCGCGGTCTGTTACATCAACGTCAAACTTCTGCTGCATGTCCCAGCCGCAGCGTGGGCAGAACGGCAGAATGACCATCGGCGGCACAATATTCTCTTCCGGTACCGCTGGCGTTTCATCTGTCGCGGTCTCGGGCGTTGCAGTCGCGGGGGTCGCTTCGTCTGTCGCCGCTTTTTCACGGTCGTCGATGATTTCGGCGTCCGTGTTCTGCAGCTGCGCGTACATTTCACGCACGCTGTCAGGCATGTTGGCCGTTTCTTCTTCGAACTGTTCTTTTTGCGCTTTTTTCTTGGCTACTTCCTTGGCTTCTCGCAGCATGGTTTTGATATTTTCAACGTCCTCTTCTTTCATCGCGTCTTTGTCGATCAAAACGTCGACGCGCGGCGACGGCGGCAGCGTGTCTTTAATCCGCAGCATGAGCGGTCCAAGCTCGGCCGGAATAGGATCGTCTTTCCGCCAGCCGAACTGCTCAAGCGTTTTCTTTGTAAAATCAGACACGTAAACGTTTTCAACCAGTTCCATGGTTATCTCCTTCGTCAGGTTCGCGGAATGATGGGGTAGTTACCGTTAATGATCTTTGGCGTATTAGATTTGAATTCCGGCTCCTTGTACTCTGCCGCAAGGCCGGGCGCTTCGTTGCGCCTTTTATCGATATAGCCACCCTCGTTTTGCACAATCTTCAAATCTTGCTCGACGTAGGCTGGTTCTGCGTTAAGCCACTTATCCCCCGGGAACGGGAACGTCTTTCCGCAAGCAGCAGCGTTTACGGGTCGCTCGGTCCACTTGTCGGGGCTCTTGCCGCCGATGCGCGCCATCTGCTGCCACCTGTCTTCGTAAAGCATAAAATCTGGGATCTTGTAGTCTTCGTCGCGGCGGAACGAGAATTCCAGAATCGTCATTACACGGTCGTTGCCGGCGCGCTTGTCTGTGTACCACAGCTGCTGAATTTTCTCGTTGTCAATTTGATCGCCAATCGCCGGAATATCTACGTCAATCAGTGACTTAAATAATTCGACAGCGGCTCGGACCTGTGCTTGGCAATCGCCGTCGCACGGACCGACGAAGATTGCGCCGCGGGCGGCCATCTCGGTGAGGATGTGCCCTTTTGACACAAGCACGCTACCATCGCACAGTACGTTACCGTCGCAGAAGATATCGCCGTCTGTGCCGATCGGGCCGCAGAGGCAGGTAAGCGTCTGTCGGAACAAGTTGGCCTTGTTCGTGCCGCCAATTTTCTGCCCGCCAAAGAAGTGATAAACTTCGCCGTCTTCTTTGAGGTAGTTGTAAAAATTAGTGGATTTTGTGATGATATCTTTACTGCCCTGCGCCGCGTCGAGCATGATGTCGCCGGGCTTGATGTTCCCGCCGCCCGTGCGCATGTAGATCTGATGCGCCAGCCCCACCACGTTGGAGTAAGGCGCGCGCGCAACAACACCGGCAAACTTGATCTGATCGCCGCACTGCTCGAAGTCATATTCGATTGTTTTGCCACGCGACTCAAGCAAAATTCCGCCTTCTCGGTCGGACGTCTCGTTACCAGCAAACACTAGTACGTTACGCTCAGCTTTGATGCGCACGTTCTTTTCTGTGGCCGAAATGTCAACGGTTTTGTTGCCGCGGAGTATGACGTCGTTACCGCCCCACGCTTGAACGTCGCGGCCACCCTTAAGCCATACGTCGCCCGGGGCTGAGATAATCACACACCCAGCCACCATGCGAATCTCGCCGCCGTACCCATCACCGATCACTACGCCGCCGTCTTCAAGCAGCGAGATATACGACTCCTGCTCGTAAAACTTTTGTTCGTTATAGCGGTGGTCGATTTTCCATTCTTTGGGTGTGGGTTCTTTGAGATACATCGAGCCTTTGAGCTGGTTGAACTCCGGGATCTTTTGATTAACGTCGGCGTAGCCTTCGCTTTTTAGATCCTGCTCTTCCCACGTCTTGTAATCCTTGGCGTGCCAGTAGAAAGGGTGCAAGCCGGCGTAGTTAAACAGGTAGCCGTGTAGATCGAGGACAGCCGTGGCGCGTTGCATATTCGGCCACTTGCTGTCGGTGGTTTTGATATCACCAGTGATTTTATGATCTGGGCCGCTGCCGTATTTACTGGCGGCTTTGTAATTGCGTTCTGCGTCATCACCTTCGCCAGACTCGGGTCTGCGGAGGCGTTGCGGCATGGGCAGTAGAATACGTTTAGATAACACAATGCCTTTGGACGACGTAATAAATCGGCGACCGTCTAGCGCGGTGTTATCTTCTTGTAAACCGTAAACTGGCTTCTCTTCGTGATCCTTGTCTTTACTGCCGCCGCCACAATCGGGCGAGAATCCGTCCTTGCCGCGGATACTAGATTCATACGGTTTGATCGCCTCGCCTGCGTCCCCGGGTTTGTACGTCCAACGCATCACGCCTTTTGGCGGCGCGTGAGTAATAGTGCGCGAGCCCTGCCCTAGATAACCAAAGAATTTCTGTGTGCGGTGGTAGGGCTGCTGGAACTCGTTCTTGTTTTCCCAGTGCGAATAATACGGCACACCAAGCGGGCACTGATAATCTTTGGGCTGAAACTCCTGCACCATCGGCAGCCCGGGCTCGATCATGCCGGCGGCTTCCCACGGATACGGCGAGTACCCGGTGCTGTCGTTGCACTCCGCCTGATCCATGTAAGCGTCGCGCTCGCTGCCGGCCGTCCAGACCTGCATGTTGTAACCAGCTACGCGCAGCATCTGGTCGTGATAGAACCCATAGATGCCGCAGAACTCGTTAACAGAGGCGCGCAGCATGAAGTCGTCAACAGAGATGCCGATGCCCGTGGTGGACACTGCGCCCCACTCACTCGCGAGTGTCGCGTCCCACGGGCGCCAACACGACCAGTCGACCATCTGGCCGTTCAGCTTCTCTTTAATGTACTTCTTGTGGCAATCGTCCACCCGCTTGCGAGTAGCCTGCGAGATGTAGTCGTGGTAGGCGCGCTTTCCGATATCTAAAACGCTGGGCACACACCCGACAATATATGCCTGCCCCAACCGGTCGTGAATCATGACGACAACAGGGGTGCCGGGCGCGTACGTGTTAATAGCAGACGCGCCGAAACACACCTGACTTGTCGTAGACAGCGCGGACGCAATAATCGGCGCCCGGGACTTTTCGACAAACACCTTGTAGCAATTAGCGATTGCCGTGCCGTCGACAATCAGCCCTGTACACAGGCGGCCGGTATCCTGAAAGCCGGCCTTGTAGCCGTGCAGCTTAGAGAAGGGGTCAGCTACCGCCTGCACCTGCGAGCCATAAGCGGCTGTTCCGGTGCGAGTAGCTAACTGTTTTTGCGCAACAAGCCGGGCAGCAGACGCAAGATCGTAGGAGTGTTGTTGCCCAGTTTGTGGTGTATTACTGACCGGTTTACCCGGCGGGGTAACGCCCATTTTTATGCCACCAAATAGGTGTGGTTACGGGCATTACGCCCAAGGCTTTACAGCCTAATACCATAAGCGGCGGCTGCGTTTTGCGCAACCGCCGCTTACTTAATTGCCTATATTACCGACTAAGATCACTCGTCTTCAAGATCTGAGAAGATGAAGCCGAGATTTTCAGTCAGCACGATTTCCTGCGCCGTGATGCTCGCGCCCATTGACGTGAGCGTGGCGTCAAGCATCGTATATGTTCGCTGTGCTTGTTTACACTTGTCGGGGCCGTTTCCGGTCGCTTTTAGCACGAGGGTATCGGGCTTACACATGTTACCGAACTTGGTGATGAGTTCGCGCATTTTGGAATTTCCACCAACAACGCGGCTCATCTGGCACTGACCCTGCCGACGGTTGCCGACATAGTACACGTTATTCGACCCAATCTCGTACAGCATGTTCACGGTGCGGTTGCACGTGAATTGAACTTGCTGCACCAGCACCGCCTTATCCCCGCCGAGCATAAGCTCTAAGTCTTCCGCGCGGAACGAGCCGACGTGTGCTTGTTTATTTCCGAAACTAGCTGGCATAGCTCACCTTAACCTTTGTTGTTGGTATGTACTTTAACTTTGGTCAATTACTCAGACAACTAGGTGCAGCTCAATGTTATTGAGCGGCGCCGGAACAACAAGATCGAGCACGATTTCGATGCGGTCCTTGAGCAAAGGATGAATCTGCAGGGTCCGAATCGCGCCCGAAATCAGCTGCGAGCCGAGTTCTTGCGTGTTGCCGTTAGTTGAGAGGAAGTTAATCACACTCTTCACTTGGTACTCAAGAACCGAAATCATACCCGGCTGCGCATTCGTGCGGCCGATGTACGGGCGCAGACGGCGGTAGAACAGGTACGACATGCTATCAACGTTACGCCGGATCATCTCTTCGCGACGGTTCAGATCAAGGTTGTCGGTCGTGAGCGCGTGCCGCGTGTGCGGGGTGCCGTCACGATCTTCAGTCACAATCCAGACGCCAGCTTCAGCCATACGGTTCAACTGCGTTTCGTTGAGGTACTTGTAGGACCGCGAGAAGTCGTCGAAACCGGCGACCTCGACGTTTGTCAGCGGCTGGTGGGGCACCACGCCGCTCACGAGACCCGCGAGGGCCGCCGCGAGGTAGTAACCGGGCTGAATCGTACCGGCTTCGCCGACCTGATCAGGCCACACGGCGCACACCCGGCGATTCGATAGCGAACCACCCTGCTGCGCAATGTCTTCAACAATTTCGTTGCGGTTGCGGTTGTGCCAGACTTCGACGCTTTGCGGAACTGTGACCGCGGCGTCAGCGCCAGAGTACAACAGCAGGGTCGATTCCGAGATAACCTGATCCACAACATACTCTTCGTACTGCTCTTCGCCGAAACCGTCGACGGAGTAGTTATAGCGAACGATGTCGCCGGGGCGCACGTCATTCGTGATAAAGTAGCCGTTGCCCGACGTAACAGTGAGCCGCGTGTACTGCGTGTTAGTGGCGTTCGGATCGTCGGCCAGCGTGGCGAGAACCGGTTCAGTTACCGTCTCACCAAGCACACCTTCAATGTTTACGCCTTCACCAACAACCTTTACAGTCGGCACCGCCTTGAGGGCGAAGAAGCCGGCCTTCCAGTTGTTCGCGTACTCGTTCGACTCGCCGCCGATGTGCGCAGCCCACAGGTTTTGCACCCGGCGGTCAAACGTCATCGGAACAAGGTTATACAGATCGTCGCGACCCTTCAGCCGTTCCAGCACCTGTACCCACTTGTCGAGGTCGTTACCGAGCGAACGACCCTCTTCGTCGTACTTCTCGGGATCGGCCACGGCGGTGTACTTCACCACAGTACCGTTGCTGTTGGAGAGCGCCTTGTAAACGCCCCACTTCAGCGGGTTATCGGGGTCGAGCTGGCCTTTGATGTTGTCGAGGTCAGCGACGTCGCTGATCGAGTTGACCTGATCGGCCAGCTCAGACAGCCACTCGCGATACTCAACATACACCTTGCCGGACATAACCGGCAGCGGCTGTTCGGCGCCGGCGCTTGTCCACTCGGGGTGGTAGGCGACGATGCCTTCCTGCACGCAGATCTGGGTGTCTTCGTACCAGAAGTTGGTCATCGGGGCGTATCCGATCCGATTCTTTGAGATCTGGATATCGTCCTTGATGAACAGTTTAAGGTCCATGTCTTCGCCGCTGATCAGCTGGCAAGTTGCTGTGGCCGTAGCGCCTACCGTAGAAGCCGCCGCCGGTAGATCCGGCGAAGCCATCATCGGGGAGACGCCAGCGTTGTTGGGCATCGTGATTGTCGGGGCCGATGTATAACCAGCACCACGATCCGTCACAACGATGCCAACAACCTTGTCGCTGTTTTCGCCGACAACTGTTCCAAGAACGGCGTAACCCGTAGCAGTCCGGGCCTGCACGAGATTACCCGTGGGAGCCGAGAACGTCACTGTGGGAGCGGCGCTGTAACCAGAACCGCCATTAGTGATGCTGACCGGACCCACCTTGTCGACTGGAGCGCCGTCCTGCGTCAGCAACGAGGTCGGGAGGTCGTCGCGCAGGATGAGCTTGCGCACCGGGCCGGCCTTGCTAGAGTTCACAGTGATGTACCACTTGTCGCCCTTACGCAGGCCAGCAACAGCGTAGTTGTCTTCTTGGTCAGCAGCGCCAATGAAACGAACTTTTACGCCGTTTGTGCCGATGGCCACGGAAACGGCGTTACCGCCGGCGCCGTCGCCAGTTACTTCGGTCGGACCGGAGAAATCTAGACCCTTGACGGTGCGCACGGTGATCTCAGGAAGCTGAGCCCATGTGCCGCCCTTGGTGCATTCAACAACGTACGTGTCGTTCTTGGCGCCGGCATACTTGCCGAGAATGTCAAGATCGGTGGCGACGCCGTTAAGCGATTCTTCCGTCTGGTAGACGCCGTCAGCGTCCGACACCGCCTTAACCTTTTCATAGGTTTGGTGGAGGTCGAACTTCCACTTCTGACCAACGACAAAGTTGTCGTTACCAGTTGTGGTGAAACGAACCGACAAGCCACGGGTGCCGACGAACGTCACGCCGTCAGCGTCGTCAAAGTCGTTCGGCTGGATTTCAGCCTGATCGTCGGTGCCGCTGGCCGAAGTGACGCGCAGACGGGCAGCATTGCAACCCGAAATCGTGCTCTTGATAACTTCGACAACGTATTCCTCTTCGACGTAGCCGGCGACGAGGCCGTCGTAATCGTTGGCGCCTTCATCGTCAGCGGTGAGCACCGTAACAGCCACGGCGTTATCAACGCCTTCGATCTGCGTGACAGTTACGTCAACGCCGTTCGGGTTGGTGGCTGTGTAGCTGTCCTGATTGTTAACGTCAGCGACGGCCGGCAGAATGCGCGACGGAACAAGATCGCTGGCGAAGCCCGTGACGTATGTCTCAAGCACGGTCTCAAGGCAGTCGTTGTCCGTGCTCACAGTGCGGAGCTGAACAACGTCGCCAAGCTGCACGTCGCGATCGAGGAACGCACTCGAACGCGGGTAGGCAGCTCCGTTCGACTTGAACGAAAGCGTGCTGGACTGAATCCAGTTGGTCTTGCCGGGCACGGCGGTGATCGTCGTGTCGCTTTCACCCATGTTGTGGGTGTAGTACTGCAGCATGGCGTCGTCGACGTAGACCTTAACGTAAGGCAGGTCGACCACCGAGCCGGGCTTGCGCTGCGGCCACGAGTAGCACGTGTCGTTAAGACGATCGTATTGGCCGAGAAGCGCGTGTTGCTTCTCGTCTGTGTTGCTGTAGCGGTGAAGGATAGCGTGCGGACCAGCGATGTGGGCGCGCAGCGGTTCCGTGATCTCCGTGGGGACGATACGGAACTCTTGGAAAACGAGTACTTGTGGTTTTACGTAGCTCGACATACGTCTCGGCCTCCGTGCCTAAAATTTACGTGTGTGCGGTAGGGCGTTCAGGTCGTAGTATACACAACTACGGGTTTGCAAAAAAAACACCCTATTTGAAAATTCTTAACAAGACAGTAAATCCGATGCCTTGAAGACAATCCGCTTTAGGCGCGGCGCATACGGCTGGAGCGACCAAGCTTCCTCGGCTATGTATGCAACAGTCACGGGGACGGCATATCCCTGAGCGACTTCTTGAACTTCTCCTATGCCGCCAACCTCGGCGACGTAAAAACGGAACAAATCCATCTGCTCGCGAATCAGCGGCGAAAAGTTGATTAAAAACTTCAACACTTCTGTCGCGAGAAATTCGGTTTCTGCACCGGCAGAACTAAGGCAGTATAGCGTGTGGCTGCCTTCCCACATTCCGGCGTAACTTACTTCTCCAGTATAGAGGTTGGCGCCTGCAATGTCACCAATAGTTTGTTTTTGCCAGCGCCAACTATTTCGTTTAATTAGAACGGCCGGTCGTTTGTCGGCCGTATTAGGCGACCAACGGGTAATACTTTCTATCAAAATGCCGCCCTTGTTGTCGCCGGCGTCGGATGGGCGCCAAGCGCCTAAAGTTTCAACGTGGCGGCGAATACGCGGTTCTTCAATATTTTCGGGGTCGGCAAAGTGCCCCATTAACAGCTGCCGCAGCAACCCGGTCATAACGTGCGGCCGCATTCCGTACGAGCACAGCGCGCTAACTTTGTCGACGCGGTTTTCCGGTTTACTGCCAGCCGGAAACTGCGCTTCAACTTCCGGCAGATTCGGATCGTCGCATGTGCTCACGGTCGCTGCCCTTTAGTTTTTGGTCGTAGAACTTGATGGGTTCAAACAAACTGATTTTCTTGGGTGTTATCCGAATTTTATCGAGTTTCGGTTCGGCGGGGTTTTTGTTGGCCATTAGATATCCCAAAAATTGTCTTTGGTGTTTGGCGGCGTTTCGACAACACGTGTAGCTACCGGCGCTGGCGCGGCGGTAATTTGTTGCGGTGCGTTGGTATTTACAACAGTAACAAAGTCAACGTCCGGCCCGTATTCACCCAACTTGCTGTATACAATAGCATACTCGCCGGGGTCTAGCGCGATTGACTGCGCCCAACGCCCATTTGCTGTTGTCGATGTTACACCGAGCGCTAGATTTTCTGGCGTTTCAAAGCCGCTAACGTCAAACACGCTTCTAGCGTAGATATAAATAGCCGCGCCGTGAATCGGACACCCGTTTTCGGTTTTGTAAACAAATCGGTCAAGGCTGCCATAGTTTTGATCTACCGGCACAGAACCACAGCCATCCACCGGCAACGTGGGTCCGACACGTTCCGCTGGCTCGCCGCCGACTTCGATAGCGTACGCTGTATTGCTGAACGGCAACAGACCCATTTGAATTTGATAAATAATCGGGACGTTGCGAATAGCGGCTTCAATTTTGATGGTCTCTACTAACCACCGCTCGTCGCTAGAGCCGTTGACCCATATATCGCTTTTGTTAATTGCCGGAAATCCAATAACGCGCGCCGTGATGTAGGGGTTTTGACGCGTCATACCTTTAAGTTGCGAGTCAACGTCTTCTTGAATTGTCTGTGTTGATAGATCCCAGCACTGTAGCGATAGCGGCGGATGATAACCCACTTCAAAGCCAGTGCCGTTGCAGACCGGGCAATCAGAATCCAGTACTTCTTGCGTCAGCTGATCTCGGCACCGTCTGCAAGCCTTCCCAAACCGAAACGGCTTTAACAGATAACCCGGCACCGCGACGTATTTAAAACGCAGCTGTTCTTTACGAATGATCTCGCGCGCAATCAACCAGTCTTTTTCGGGGAGGTCGCCGTAGCAGTTGGCTGCCTGCGAAACGTAAACACTGGTCGGTGTGGTCAGTACGACGCGATAATGGTCGAGCAAGTCGTAGCCGGCTTCGCGCCACGCCGGGTCAGATGCCGTGTAGCCGTTTACTACCGGCGGCCCAACGTTTACCCAGTCAGTAGCGTCTCGTAAGCCGGTCTTGCCCAGCTGCAGTTGAAAAACGTATGGCCCGGGCTCGTTAAACGTTCGCTCTAACTGCCACCAAACACGAGTCGTGCCGCGGACCATATGGTCTACGGACACGCGGCGGAACGGAAAGATGCGCGACTGTGGCATTGAGCTTTTGAGCGGTTAAGCCTAAAAAACTTGTGTAATTCCCAACATATTATCAATACCGGATACGTATCGCGTCTGTGTAGGCCGAGTACTTGTACGTCGAAGAAACCTCGCCGTAGCCGCCCTCCAGATTGATACTGGCTTTTGTCGCGCGCACCCATTCCCGGTAAGCCTGCCACCGCGCCTGCCCGGCTCGTTCGTAGCTGGCTTCTTTATTCTGGTCGTTTACTGACAACCCGGCCGCCGAGTAATCAAATTGGTTACGGCGAAATTGCTCGGCAACCATCATGAACAGGTTGGCGCATATCCCCTCCAACCAATGATATCTAAACGGGAAAGACTGTGTGTTGTATACCGCGTCGATGGGCGGCGGAACTTCATTCCAGTACATCACCGGACGCGCAATCGCCAGCGCAATCTCGGCGTCATCAAACATCAGGTTGTCGAGCAAGAAACTTTCGCCGGGCGCAGAGTCGCGCAGGTGTAACCGGATCTCAGCGATGCTCGGCGGCCCACCCGGCTGATTAACGCTAGAAAACGTACTGCGCGCGATCACCACAGAAAACGTATTAGAGAAGATCACGCAGGGTTGGTTGTTGGTCTGGGCCGGAATGCTGACCAGCGCCATCTCACCGTAATACACGCCCGGCACGCTCGTGGCGTTGCTAGACAATGCTACGGCTACCTTGCCAATTTCCGGCGCGACGATAGTAGCCTGTACTTCGACGGGCGGGTTTTGGTTGCCCAGCGACAGCTGCTCTTTCAGGCGCAGAACTACTTTGAAATCCTGCTCATTCGTGCAGGCAGTTAAACTAACAGGTCGGCCCTCGCGGTCGTGCATTGTCCACTCAATCGTGGCGCACTGGCCCTGCGTCAGCGTAATGGCGCGCATGCGCGTTAAAATAGGCTGTCCGTTAACACCGGAGATCGGCGCGCTAACGATGTTCTGGCCGACGCACGGCACGGGTGTAATAGCTTGGCCGTTTGTGCTGCCGTTGCAACACGGCACAATGGGGTGTTCAGCTGGTGTGGCGATGACGACCATGCGAGCCTCCGTGTTACAGCTACAGTATAAACAAAAAGGGCTGGCCGCTTACGCAGCCAGCCCTTCGTGAGTCAAACAGTTAGGTTAAAACTCAGTCCCAACCTTCCGGGCTCTTTGTGCCCAGCGCGTTGTCGTTGAGGTTGACCTGATCGATGCTGCCGTCGTCCTCGTCAGTGAGGTAAACGGCCGGCGACTTGGTGATGACCAGCGTGCCCCGCTCAAGAGCCTTTTCAAGGGCCTTGAACTGGCGCTGACCACCGCGGCCACCCTTGCCCACGGTCGAAACGAGGTCGCCCGGAACCGTGTAGGTTTCGTTCGCCGCGAGACGCTTGCCATGAGCGCCGAGAAAACCGAACACACGGGCAGCGCCCGACGTGTTCTTAACTGTCGTGTATAAACCGGGTACTGCCATTTTTATTTACTCCATTTCTTCAGGATGCGCTTTGCAGAGCAGCAGCAGCGGCAGCCTGCAGCGTCAGAACAGCCTGCGCAATCGCAGGTTGCTCAGCCGCTACGTTAGCCACATCGCCGAAAGCAGCCGCCTTTTCACCAGTGCCGCCAAGGCCCGCGGCGGCAAGCATCTCGTCCAGCTGCTGGTTAGCAGCCGAGAGCGAGGAGGCTTGCGCAGCCGCGACCTTTTCTTGCTCCGCCGTGTAGAGCACATGAAGCTTGGAAGCAGCGGCCCACATTTCTGCGGCTTCGCCTTCCGTGCGCGGCTGAATGCCGTGCGCGGCAAGCTTCTCGAAGAAATACGGCGCGGCAAGTTCCGACACGATTGTGGCGTAAGCTTGCTCAGCCGCTTCTTTAACATTATCAGACATAACGTGCTCCTTTAAGGTTTATTACTACACGGCATCACTTGAAGTCAACGCGAGCCAGACCGTTGGTGTGGCCGAACGAGCCACCCGAAGTCTGGTAGGCGAAGTACTCAAGCATGTAAGCTTCACGACGGATGTACATCGTGGTGGGCTCCAGCTCGTAGTTCTTGCCGATGAACTTCGGAGAGGCGAACATGAACAGCGAGTCATCGGGGACAAGATCGCGCTTGATCGTGACGATCCAGCGGCAGTTGAGGAAGTTAGTCTCCGCCCAACCGTTCTTGATGATGTCCTGCGAGAAATCACCGCCCATCTCGTCGCGGCCGAACTTGAGGAGTTCCTTGATCGTGATGTTATTCACGAGGCAGGTTTCAACCTCAAAGTGCGACGGCGTCCGGGGCATGACCTTCAGCGCGTCGACAAGGGTCTCACGCGTGATGCCGCCCGAGATCTCTTCGTACTGCACAGCGCCGCTGGCGACGTTGGCAACACCCGGAGTCGGGAGCACGGCGTTGAAGGCGGCAATAAACTTGCCGTCCTCTTCAGCCAGCATGTCCTTGATCATGTTGTCGCTGAGGACCTGACGGATATCGATCACGTATGTACGCAGCTCGTCGACGTCCTTCACAGCGCGGGGCGACACGATCCGGTCAAACATGACGCGGTAGCGCGGGCCACGGATGTAGAAG